CATTTTGACTCCTTTCTAGAAAAGCTTAAAGGCCATGTTTCCATAGCCTTTAGCCTTAACTTTTGTTCTTAGATCTTTGTCTTTGGGAAGATCCCAGGAAATGCCTTACTGAGTATTGCGCCTCCGTTACCTTCGAAAACCATAACCCCGATGCTCAAACCAGTCCAAGCTGCCAGCGTCAAGCCAGACTTGATCATTTCTAACTTTGAGTTAGTTTTGGATAGTAGCAGTTCACGCTCTCTAATGTCAAGCTCCCGTTCTTTGTGGCTCATCTCTTTTTCAGATAAGCGTTCTTTACTAAGGATCTCTTTCGTTTTGAGATCGTACTCCTGTTTGAGTTTATCCTCTTCTAACTTCAATTTGTAGAAATCGACCAAGTTTCCGGCAATAGCGTTTCGCTCGTCTCCGATTTTCTCATCAAAGAGTTTATTGTCCTCCTCGATAATTGTCTGTTCCAACACTTCTCTTAAGTCTGTAGTTCCTTCTTCTCTTGCCATTTTAAACTCCTTTCTAATTTACAACAAGTTCTCATTATAAGCTTTGTTTTATTTGCGTTTCTGGCATTCGTCGCACTTCGAAGGTTACAGTATCTGACTCATACATTTTCTTGAGAGAATCTTTATCTTTAACCTCCAGAGCACAATAATATGCATCGTGGTCCTCATCGTCCCTAGCCATTTTGATAATTCCAGGACAAGTGGATTTCAGTGCTCTCTGGCCAACATGCACACCTACACAGTACGCAATAGTTACTAATATAATACACAGAATAATATTCATTTTGATCCCCTCCTTAAACAATTGTACAGACTGATCTTACATCCTATTGTGTCGCCGTCTTCGTTTGCTATAGTTTCGACATTTCTTCCATAAGGATTTCTTCGAACGACTTCATAGGCGAATCTTTCGTATGCCTTTTTGAATTCTTCTGAAGAAAATTTTGTCCCCTGCATAAATCGCTTCCCATAAATATCGGATTTATAGTAATATTTACTATGTTCTTCACAATCTTTCACCGCCTTTTCGAATGCATGTACCTTATAGTATTGGTACCACTTATAATAGAAGTAGAAGCTTACACGTCCTGTCTCAACGACAATTGTGCATATAGGCCATCCATTGCTATCAATCGTGTTCTTTACGATCTCTGGTGCATGTCCAACCGCAGCCACACTTACACTAGTTTTTAACATTATTTTCCCTCCTTCATACTTTTAAACAGGATCTCGAAGCTGTCATCATTGAACTCAATTGCATGAGCAATATCTTTTGCAACAGCTCGAGCGTCTACAGGCATATTTGGCAACTTACCTGACACTAACGGACTCTTACCAATTGTCTTCATAACAGTATTCAGGTCAATGTATTTTGACATCTTTACAGCTTTAAAGCCAGATAAGTCAACGATACCAGTTACAACATGGATATCAAGTATATTGTTGTCCAGATACACCATCTTCTTATCGATATCTTTTCCAGAGAATGGAATAATCATACTCTGATCATTGTCCCGATATAAGAATACAGCAGACAACAGGTCTCCACAATCCGGAACTAACCGAATAGAATTGCACTCAGATGCAACCTTACTCTCATGAAACTTTCCATCCAAACCAATAAAATCCTCTAAATACTTTGCTACCATTTTTTGTTTCCTCCTTTAAAATAAAAATATAAAAAGAAGAAGCCCGTGAAGGCCCCTCCTATTTTTTGTGATGCTTTTTCCAAATGTGTCTGATAATAACATAAATTATTAAACCAGCTACTATAACATCTCCGAAAGACAGCAGTAATGAAATACCTCCTGCTAAAAGCAGTAATACTCCAACTACTATCACTCCTAATAAAATAGCTCCTAAAATCAATAATGTAATCATCATACATTCCTCCTTTCATCTCATTATAGCACATGAGATTTATGCGAGGCGCTCGAGTTCTTCCATGACAAGGTTAATACCTTCAACTTTACCGGCTAAGTGTTCAGTCTCGACAAGAATTTTTAATCCTTCTTCCGAACTCTTATCTGGCAATGCTGCCATTTTTACATTCAATTCTTTTGCTCGATTCAATGCTTTCTCCATTTCCATGTTTACGAAATCATACAACAGGACTGTCTTGTCACGTTCAATAATGTCTTTTACTTTCATTTTGACTCCTTTCTGCGAAAAGCTTAAAGGCCATGTTTCCATAGCCCTTATGCTTTAATCCTCCTTATCATTTTTCTTAGTTTTCTTCTTGAATGGAAGTTTAATAATTCCTAACCACATGAGTTCTCCAACTGTGATCACCATCGAAATCAATGATCCGATAAGTGTCATTTTGAACCATCCTCCGTAAGTAATTGGTTTACTAAATAATCCTTTCATTATAATTACCTCCTTATGATAATAGTTTATTTCTCATTATAATATATGAGATTTTTGCGAGAAAAAGAAAGAGCCAATGTTTCCATTAGCCCATCCTAGTTAAAATAGCAAAGCTCCTAATCCAAGCCCAATTCCTACCAGTGCAATTACCGGTCCCAGAATTGCCAATGTAATAAATACCTTTACTATGTTTGCTAAGAATTCTTTCATTTTAGCTCCTCCTTTCTTCCTATTATAGGAGAAGAATTTATTGCGAAAGAAGAGAGGACCTGAATTAGTCCTCATCCTCACTCTTAATGACTTTCATTTTTCCTTTCTGCACAAGTCTTTTTAAATCCTTATCCGTATACCCGAGTGCTCTAAGAGCATTTTCAGCCTTGGCTATTTCCTCTTCTACTTTGGCAGTTTCTTTTTGCCTTTCGATAAGGATCTTGTCAAGTCTTTCATTCTCCTCTCTTAACATCTCCAGTATGGGATCTGATTTCTTCTTTGTGCGTATAAAAAATCTAAACATACTAATCACCTCCTATAAAGAGATATGAATTTCTTGCGAAAAGGAAACGGGCTTTGAATCGCCCGCGTCCCTAGACCTATTTAGTTTTCTTCTTTGATTTTCTAGAATCATACCACATCTGCAGTTGGCCATACTCCCATACGCATGCACCATATCCAACTATGCTAAGTGCTAATCCGATATAGAGACCTACATTGTAGATCATCCAGAATCCGATTATCATTAGTAATGTTGGTGCACATACAAAGCTCAAAGCTGCCAACAGTGCAAATGCTCGTTCAATCTTTCTTTTCATATTAGTTACCTCCTAAATATAATCTTCATTATAACCCATGAATATATCGCGAAAAGAAAGAGACCTTGATTAAGCCTCAATCTCGCTTTCGTTCATTTCATTTACAATTCTGTCATATGCTCTTAAACCAGTGTCCTTGTCGCATGTTCTTTTTAATACCTCGTCAGTTCTTCTATCAACCACCAAGTATCTTTCATTTTCATCCTGAACAAGTGCAATAGTTCCGTTACTTTTTACAAAATTATACATATAAATCACTCCTTTCATTATACGAATAGAAAATATTGCGAAAAGAAGAGAGGACCTGAATTAGTCCTCATCCTCGTCATCATAACTAAACCTTATTGCTACTAAATATGCAATAATTCCGCATCCAAATGATGCTATTGGATTCATGATTCCTGTCATAGTCAATACTGCAATTACAAGTACTGCTACTGGGAATATCATAATTACCCATCTTCCATCTTTGAATGTATTTAATAATTTTTTCATATCTGTGTACCTCCATAATTTTGTTTAGTATAGTTCTCATTATACTAAAAGAATTAAATGCGAGGCAAAAGAAAGAGGCCTTGATAGCCTCAATCATCGTAGTGATATACCCATCTATAAACTCTAATGAGTAATGCTATTGGGAATAACACAATTCTTATGGGTGTATATACGAATTTATTTATCCTGTTCCGTTTCCGGACCCAATCCTTATATTCATCCGATTTCATCCATTCCGAATATGTTTGTGCCATAATAGTTACCTCCTTAAATATAATGGTTTATCTCTCGTTATATGACGTGAGATTTTTGCGAAAAGAAAGAGACCTTGAATTAGGCCTCAATCTCCTTTAAATAATTCTTATGTAATTTTTTCATACGATATATGAATTTTACCATATTCAACACAGATCCAGATACTCTGTAAAGACCATCGTCGTCAACGCTTTTATACTCAATGCTATGACTCTTACAATAAGTCTTAAACTGTCCATCCAATTCATCTGCAATTTCAATATATCCTTTCATATCATTTTCCTCCTTATAAATAAGTATTATTTCTCATTATAAGATATGGAATTTTTGCGAGGTAAAAGAAGAGGCCCTGAATCAGGCCTCTACTCTTTGATCATCAATAATTTTGAAGTATTCAATTTTAATGTCCGGATAGCATTCTGTTATATACTTTCTTATTTTGAGATATGTTCCATAGTGCATCTTGCAATTCAATACCCATTCTCCATTGATGAATAATACATCTGCCGATTGTATCTTACCTTCAGTGTATCCGCACCAATCAAGTATTCCTGATATTCGTCCCAAGATATAGTCGTTAACATCATTCTCTTTGATTATAATTTGATATAACATTTTATCCATTATAAAATCCTCCTTAAATATAATTATTTAGTTCTCATTATACTCGGTGAAAATTTAGCGAAAAAGAAACACTCCATGAATATCCAGCGATAATGTAACGTCCCTAGACCCTCGCATAGAAAGTCTAGAGACATATATGCATACTACTGCCTTTTTGCCGAAGCAGCTTTGCGTTTGTTATGCTGGCTGGTGCTAATACCGAGCAGAGCACCAAGAAAAGTATCTACTGCAGTAATAGTTCCTACGACCTGGTCTCCATACGGAAGACCCCAGATGGTAGCAAGTGTAAAATACAGAGTACCAATCGCTGGTAAGGCAATCAATGCAATCCATTTAAGAATATCATACTGTTTATTTGTTAACTTCATTTTGACTTTCTCCTTCCGATATTGGTGGTACGGTAAATATTTTGAGTCGGTTGACTCCCTCCATAACCCTCTTTGCTGAGCCATTTCCGCCTAGTGCTTTGTACGGTTCGTAAAGATAGTCGCTCAGATTCTCATATTCATCTTTGGTGATCCATCCGCGTTCGATGTATGTCATTCCTAACGCTACAATGCGGTCATGGGCCAGTCCAATGAGCATCTGACTTTGTAACGATTTTTTGTCATCTTTTTTCTGGAGCCAAGCCCAGAATCCCGAGGATGCAATAACCGAGCACAACACAGTAATAATTATCGATACGATGCTTTCCATAATTTCCTCCTTATGCGATTACTCTATCAAGTTCATAAGGAATAAACATCCATGCGTCATTACCTAATACAGAATAAGCTATTGAAAATATCTTAGTTCCATAATCGGCTATAAAGTTGCAGACCCATTCTTCAGCCCATATCCAATATTCTGGCTTTACAACCTTATGAATATCGTCTAGCAAACTGTAACTAACAAGAGCACAATGACCTAGCTCATGGATAAGAACCTTCATAAGGAGTGCACCAGATAAGCTCCTCGACATGAATATAGTTGCAAGGTTTGAGTCTGTGGTGGCTAATGTCATTTTTCCAGTCCTATCCATAAGCATTTTGTCATTTGGGTTTACGAACTTTATCCTCCATAAATATCCATTCATTGAGAATCTGTCCATAATCGCAGTTCTCTTTAGATACTCATGCTGTCTACTAATGTAGAAAGTTCGGTTTTCATTCTGCGTTTCAATTCAGGGCTGGCTTCACTCCAAATGTCACGCATAGAGATAATGGCCTTCTCGACATGTTCTTCTCCATGCTGTTCCATTCTCTCTTTATCTTCTGATGATCCAGTTTTTGTATAATGTTTTCTTGCATCAGACCAAGAATCATATGCAGCCCCATAAGTGCTGACTGGTTTATTCATCATTTTTGGATCATTTTGATCAATGTAACCGTAACGAAGTTTCATCTGATCTGCAAACTCTGTTGGATCTCCAGTGAGATACTGCTGCATAATGTAGTCTTCACCTTCTAAATATGGCATATATCCATATCTGGTTCCATGCCCAGTTGAAGCATATCTACCACTAGAAGCATAACGATTTGGGTTGTAACCGTAAGATCCATCGCCCATAGCCTCTACAATCGACTTATAATATTTCGACTGCATGCAGTAGTTCTCAGCTTCATAAATATCTTTGATCATATCGACAACTTCGCCCATTTCATGAGCATCTACGCACTCAATTCCATGAGAAAGCTGTTCTTTGACCGAATCTACAAGAGTTGCCTTAATAGAACAGAGATCTTTCATCTTTTCCATTTTGACGACACCTCCTTAGGCAAGCCTACGAACAATAAAAGCGCTGTTAGCAGCGACAGTTACGTCCGCAGTACCATTATTAGTTACGGTTATACGATCGTAGTCCCCGCAGCAATTCTTGATTAAAGTTGAAGTAGCTACGTTATTAGAAGCGTTAGCGGCTCCAGGAGTAGCAACCATAGTTGTCTCTGCCAGGGTTACGCCACCTAATTGAAAAGCAAGCTGCACTGGAGTGCCTGCAACGGCACCCGAGATGTTACCAGCAAAAGAAGCTTCATAAATACCATTAGCTCTCATTTTGACAGATCCTGTGTTTTCCCTATGGCACTCAGCACAGCCTGTTTTGAGAAGAACTTTGTCAAAGGTAATGGACTGACCCGCAGGTATTACCTGGGCAGTAGTATTTGATAATTCAATCATTTTATAATACCTCCATACAAGGGAGAGCCAATTTCTAGACCCTCCCTAATCATTTTGACGTTAATTAGCAGCAACCGTTATTAGTTGATCCGCAGTAGCATCCAAACCCGTAATTAGCATATGGATTTGGTACTGTAAATGCCGGAACAGCAGCTGGACGTAACTGATTAACGAGATACTGGTTCTGAGCACACTGAGATGCTGTAAGCTCCAGTTTGTTAATAGCAGCCTGCTGGCTAGCGATTGTCTGATCTTTTGCATCCATCTGCATTTTGACCATTTCATCATGCAGAGCGCGATAGTTGGCATTATCATTGTCAATAATGTCTCTTGTCTGATTTTGAATAGCGTTAGTGATAGCGCATGTATTTGTAGCCATATCATACTGAATCTGAGCCTGACCCTGACGGTTCTGGCAGCAGCAATCAGCTAACTGTGTCTGGATAGCATTTGTTGACTGTAAATTTGCGATATTGGAAGCATTAGCACTGTCACTAATAGCATTCTGAAGAGCGTTAGTAGACTGAAGCAGGCTAGTGTTCATAGCATAGAATCCATAGCAAAACAGCTCCTTTCTTATTTTGATTGAAATGTTCTTATCCCTAGACACAAACGAGTAAAAGTCTAGGGATGTTATTAAATTTTCTTTTAACGTCGCTTGGACGATCAAAAATTACTGCAATGGAATCACCTCCCTAAACCATTTTGATTTATGTCAAAGACTCGCTGGTAGCCTCTGATTCGGATGTAACAATTGGATCGTTCTTGTAGGCTCTGATGGTGACATCATTAGATAACCCATCATGGATCTCAATAACATTGTCCAGTTTGAACCCGTCGAATGTAGTGACATTTTCATTGTCGTCTGTGATCTCCATATGAGAGATATTGTCGGCATTGCGGGCCGTAGAAGCGATTCTGTCAAACACTGCTGGGGATTCATATGTTGAAGTAATGTTCAGATAAGTTCTACCTGATTGATTCTGAGCATACTCTCTTGTAAATTTGCGAATATCAACTGTCGTTCCGTTTCCGAATTTAAGTTTCATTTTGATCCTCCTTACTTAATTCTTTAAGCATATTAAGTTCTTCCTCTCCAATAATAGGAATGGCCCATTCATCTGGGCAGTATATTTTGAATCTCTGTTTCCAATGTTTCTTACGATACCACTTATTCCAGAAGTATGCATTTGCAAGAGATCGGGTCTTGTGCATATCGCAAATATAAGTACAACGAGAATCTGGAGTTCCATTTTCTTGGTAGTTGTACGCAGAGCACCAACTGCAACCCTCGGCTATAGGGCAATAGAAGCATTCGTCACTAGACTCTGTTCTTCTGTTGATCTTATTCAGACATTCAACGCATTGCTTGTCGCATGTTCTCTGTGCAATCCCGAAATTTACGTGGCCAATTCTAAGCGGTTCTCGAGATGTTCCTAGACTGCTCTCCATATATCTTATACATGGATAAAGCCATCCGTCTGGGTCCATCGCCAGCATGAAGCCAGTTCCTCCACACCAGTTTTCGACATCCGTTTCTTCCTTTGGTTTGAAGAAGTCATTCTCGAATAATGCCATGAAATGGTCGTCGGCTAAGTCATTTTCAAGCCAATAATCGGCTAACATTTTGAGCTGCTCATAATAGATTTTTGCATGCTCCAATGTCCATCCCTTTTCATAAACGACGTTCGCATTGATATCTTTGTATCCAAGTTCTACCATATGTTTAATCGCCGAGAATAGATGCTGCACATTACCTGGTGCTATGGTGATCTTAGAGCCCATATAGTATCCTCTTGATATCCAATCACGAGCTCCAGCTACTGCCACATCATAAGACCCAGTACCATCTGGAAAGACTCTACAAGCATCATGCAGAGCCTTATTTCCATCGATGGTAATTGAGAAAGAGAGATTATGCCGCCATTTGTTCAGGAACTTCTGAACCTTAGGCTCAAAATATAATACACCATTTGAGCAAATCGAAATACAAAATTTTGTTGCCCATGGGTGCATCAACTCGATAGCCTTATCATAGAAATACGTGCAAATCTGATCAATAAGATCCACGCATAAGAAAGGCTCTCCGCCAATAAACTCAATGATAATGCCAGGTGATGTAGAGGCGTCGATGTAGTTACCGAGGCGTTCATCTCCAGTAAGAAGCATATCAATGAGTTTCTTTGCATCTTCGAATTTCATTTTTCTCTTACCTTTGTTTATCTGATAGCAGTAAGTACAGCATAAATTGCACTCGTCTGTTACTTGAAAGGTCACGGTACGAGATAAAGTTCTTCTGTCAGATGCATTATTTGTAATAATTGTCTCAGGATACAACCTTCCGATCATATCCTGAAACTGTTCGAACTTCTTCATAGGCTTAGCCCTCTAATACGGTAATGTGTACGAGGTGCTCTGAAAAGTCTGTTACTGCCCATCTGAATTTAACATCTTTTCCTTCATGCTCCAGAACACGAGGCTGTAAAGACTTTTCTAACTCAGCTTTAGCAATGTCGTAGGAACACTCAGCCTCTTCAAGCAGTTTGTGATAATGCTTAAATGGTACTGAGTCCAGCACTGAAGCATCCGTATCATCTTTCGCCGACTCAAGCATATGAGCTACAACGTCTTTTCTAGTCATAACCTCGTATGCAAGTCTCTGTAAATAGTCAGCTGTTTCCTTGTTAAGTTCTAATGTAAAGTTTTTCATATTGGTTAACTCCTTTTCTTTTAATTCATTTTATATTTCTGTTATTTCGAATAGCACTTCGATATAGGATCTACTATCCTGAGACTACAGCTCCAAATGCTTGAGCTTGACAGGTACCAGTGCACGTTGCTGAACATGTGGTAGCGCATGCGTTTTTACACTGACCGCTACACCCATTACTACACCCATCACAATTTCCAGTACATGAACCGTAACATCCAGAACCACATCCTGAACATCCACCACAGCCTCCAGAGCAGCCAGCACAACCTTGGCATCCAGTTGTACATGACGATTCGCAGCTGGCCGAACACCCACTACACCCACTACAGGATAAACTACACGAGCCAGAGCATGCGCCATCACATGAGGAACAAGTTGATCCGCAACCGCTACAACCGCTACAACCGCTACATGACGAACATGATGAGCATGAGCTAGCACACCCCGTGCAACTATAGCATGTTGCGCATGACGAACCTTTACCACTTGCTGAACATGAACTAGAACAAGATCCTCCACATCCAGCGCACCCAGAACAACTCTGGCATGATCCACTGCACCCATTGCATCCACTGCACCCATTGCTACATCCGTCACAGCTACCAGTACATCCACTACATCCAGTTGTACATGTGCCAGAGCATGAGGAACATTCGCTACACCCACCACCGCAATTACCGCTGCATCCGCCGCATCCGCTTGATCCACTGCCACCAGATCCTCCAGATCCAGTACATCCACCAGAGCAGCTACTACAGCCGCTACATGTATTACCGCACGTCCCTACACATAGTCCAGAGCATGCTCCACGACATGAAGAGGTAGCCCCATCGATTGGCTCTTTAGACAATGTGTCAGTGTAAGATAGTAACTCGTTGTTGAACGATGACGGAATCTTAGATCCTGTCTTAAGATCGGCAGTATTCAAATTGCCATGGTCCTTAATATTCAACAAAGGCTCGATTACTTTTTTGCCTTGGTCAGCGGTGACTTTGGTTCCAGATGTAGGAGTTGTGGAGAAGTCGTACGATGCAGATGCGAACCCAGTCATAGAACCATTGTATGCTCTACGCTGCATTTCCGTTTTTACCTTAGCTTTTAGAGAGTTTACCTCTGCCGCGGTAAGAAAATTAGGCATTATCTTCAACCTCCTTTTCAAAAGATTTATCTGATTTTTCCTCCAGGGGATTTTTTACATTTCGTTTTTCGTTATCTTTTGTAAAACGATCATTTCCCGATAAATACATTATCCATATCCCCCATTTTGAATTATCCCCATATCGCTGCTAATGGTACCCAGGCAGAACCATTGTAAAACCTAGCTACACCTGACGTATCAATCCATAGAAGCTTTGTATTAGATGGGGCTGAAGCGCCGTAAGAAGTTCCACCAGACGATAGCTCGGTTACAGTTCCATCTTCAGCAACATGCTTCATAGCATTTCCATTACCAGAGTCAATCCATAAAGTGCTCCTTTTGGCGTTTGGCTTTGAATCTGATTTAACAACGTCAGAACCATATATATCTAAAGCTCTAGTTGGAGTCCATTTACTTCCGGTCCAATATTGTATGAGACTTCCACTAGATGGGTCAATCCATAAATCTCCAACTTTAGGATTAGTAGGAGCGTTTACCCCATAGCTAACGCCTCCAGACTCTGCTGATTTCTTGATTGACTCTAACAGATATTTACCATTAGGAGCATCTGCGTGGAATGACTGAACATTTCCTGGAGAGATTATATGAGTAACCGAATCGAATGATTTTAGATCGAAATTAGGAAACTTTGTATCTTCGGTGATCTTCATAGTAGAGGATTGGTATGGGGCGAATACTGTTGTGTCGGAATCGTCAAGAGTTACCATGATGTCCGAAATTGTAGCATTAACATTTGAAGCTGGGTTATTATGTTGAATCGCAATAATGACATGATGTTCGCTCCAATCATAAGCATCATGTTTTAAAATATCAGAAAAGTTTTTAACATATACATTTGTATTTGTAAAAACTTGAATGTACGCTTCAACATTAGTTACACTTTTTTTAGCGCTTATTTTTAGGTCATGTCCCGCTTTTAGCATTCTCAAAAGAAATGCATTACATTCATCCGTACTAATAATGAAAGCTAAAAATGATTTTTCAGTTGTTCCTTCGATTTTAATCATTCCTTCTTTTAAAGCTGTAAATGTGAGACCATTATTATTCGCAGTTTTCTGAGCATACGGATAAGAAAGAATATTCTTCCCGTATGTCTTAATATCATATCCAGAATATGGGACGAAATCGTCTATTGTAGCTTCTAGATCAGTTGTAACCATTGGCTTAAATATAAGATTTGTCACTGTTGTTCCCTTATTAATATATAACCGATAATTTAAATAAGGATAAGCATCATTTATAATTACCCCATTTCCAATATCAGATGCTACAGCTTTCAATTCTGAATTTAATTCGGAACTATTATAATAACAAACGTCAATTCGGTAAGTGTCTTGGCTTCCATTTATAGGGCAACCTAGCATCTTACATCCCCCAACAGTATTTTCAAATGGGACCGATTGCGAGCTATTACCTTGTAAATAAAACACATAGTTTTCACGTGCAGTGCCATCCAGTTTCAGCGTACCATCATTGATTTTAGTCATTTTTATCCCATAACCACTATGCGCTGCGAATGGTGGTTTTAATAAATTCCTCATGGCATTACCTAACATTAACGGAGCTTCGACAGTACCTGTTAGATCTGTTTTCGTTGACTCGATAAGAGACACTTTCTCTTTGCCTAGCTTTTCTGTTTCCAGAGTAAGTTTAGCACCAAGGTCGCCTTCGAGTTTGTTTTTCATATTCTCAAACCACTTATCGAACTCGGCCTGAGATGATTTTTCCCACTGCTGGAATGTTGACCAGTTAGCATCGTAAGCGGCTTTAATCGTAGCAAACCACTGGTCATAGCCGTTCTTAATACTATCATACCATTCCTGATAATCCGATTTTGAAGTTGCTTCCCAATCAGCAATCTCTTTCTTAGCGGCAGCAAGCCAAGCCTGATAATCCTGTTTCTCGCCATTCATCCAGGTATTGAAATTTGCGGTATTCTCCTCTACAAACTTATTCAAGATATCTTTCCACTGAGGTATAAGCTGTTCGATGCTAATTACCTCAAGAATACCTGTAACAAACGGGCAAGCGCTCGTCCCTACACAGTTCTCAATATCTGCCTGCCTAATGGACGTAACCTCTTTGCCAACCTTAACGTAAGCCAACGGATACTGATGAACTTCCTTAGTATTTGTCAGTGCTGGCTTGGTAGGTGTAGAAGATGGCGTTCCTTTAATTAGTTTAATGCTGTTTGCTCTTACGGCCTCAACAGAGTTTATCTCCAAAACAATTGCGTCAATTCGGTCCATAAGAATCTCTGATGGTGGAATTGTCACTGGGTAAAGCGCATCGTTGTAACTCCAAGTATGATTGAACCATGCTCGGCCAGTTCCAACTGTTACGTTCATCTGGTTGCTTTGCTTAACGACCATACAGTCACCAATAGATGCAAAAATTCCATCTCGAATTAAGCCATCAAATAATCTTGAAATGTCGGTAGCATCATATAATCTATCATGATCTACGGAATTAAAAAATCCAGATGCAAAACTCATATTTTTCCTCCTTTATCTTATTCTTTAAGAGCCGACTGGTATTCTGTTATCATCGGCGCTTACAAAGTCTGTAAAAGTAGGGTATGAAGTTTCCCCACTAGAATCTTGGGACATAATAAATTCCGACACGGTCGACGTCCCCTTAATACCATAGTCGTTTTCTATCTGTACTATATCCCCCATTTTGAAATCTCTTCCATACACAAACATAGTATGAGGATCGACGTCCCCGTCCATAGATATTGTATGTGGCTTCTCAGCTAGAGCCTCTTTGCCCTTCTGAGCAACTACTTTTAATCGTTCGGCGTCGCTCATCTTATGGTCCTCATCCTCAGATGTTATAGATCCCGCGTCAACATATATCTCACATCTATGCATTCCGCTTAATTGTTTCTGGGATTCCCCATCCCTAGTTACTTCTTTAGTAATCTTCAATGGATTCCCTGATAACGTCTGTGTATCTCCATCCTCCCCAACAGTTAATGCAACATTCGCGTAATCTTCTTTACTGTCAAGATAAGATGTGTTATTTAAGTTTTCAAATGACGGACTGAATACAACATATGGAGTTAATTGCTGTGCATAAGATCTATCGATACCTTTGTACAGCTCAAACTCGAATTGTTTATTTTCATTTAGTGTAATTTTAAACCCAATTTGTTTCTCGACACAAAGTGAGTTTATTGCCTCGTATAAGTTTTCATGTTGCTCATATTTAGCGTCAATTGTTAAAGCAGTTATTCTGCTGTCTGTACTCTTCTTGAATACAAAGTTAGAAATCTTTCTTTCTGATTTTGACGGCGATATGATAGCGTCATTTATTAGCTTCTGTACGCCATCTTGGAAATTGCCACTCAGGGTAGTATTGTCCCAGATGATCCTACGCTTCAATAAGCTCTCAAGGGAATAACCTATTACTTTAATTGTAGGTCCTTCTGTGGCATTTGTTTCTAGAAGCATTCCCTGAATAATCATCATGTGAACTGAACTATCATTTTGAAGATAGTAATCGTTGACTAGATAAGGGAATACCCCATCCATATCCAAAGTGAGGTATAGTTCAAAGTCCCCATTTTCTTGATACCTATCAGTCCAAATGAAGGACTTGAACCTGTCAATGATGGCTACTTTTTCAAACCGTGAGTTTAATATTGTAGCTTCCATTATTTACCTCCTTAAATTATACTCCTTCATAGATTGTATCATTTTCAATCTTGAACTGAATACTCATTGCGCCTTCTGTAGCATTGTAAATGAAGATGTTATCTCCTTTTGACAGCTGAAACCAACTAGATCCTTTGCCTAGACAGTTTAGAATGTTTGTTGTCAGTCCAGCTCTCAATAATGTAACTGACTTTTCTCCTCGCTTAGTGTTAATGATAATATCATCTCCAGCACCATATGCTTGTCCAGTTAAGGTCTGTATAAAGTCAGTATTTATCCTCATAACTTCACGAGTTCTAGCATTATAGATTACGATATCTTTTACCGTATCTAATGCATGAATCGTTATTATTATGCCAACCGAAGCATCTCCTTTGTACGTTACTATATTCTCGTACATATGCACAATATCGCCGAAGTTTATGAGCTTTTCAGTTAACGAGTTGTTTTCAAATGGAAATTCAAATTTAGGATTGACGCCACTAAATAATGTAAGCGTCTTTCCATTAGTTGCATAAAAGTATGGATCTGGACAAATTACGGAAATCTGAGTTGCTTCGTGTTCCTGGAATATTGCAGGTTCATTTGACTCGACGTAACCGAAAGCGTCAAGAGATCTCTGATCCGTTACAAATGTCAACGTGACGTATCTCTTGATAGGGAAATACTTATATGTAGTATGTCTAATAGTTTCGATGTCCGTTCCGAATCTAAAGTCCAGATCCATAACAATGTTTCTAGTTTCAAGCTTAGCACTATTGTATAATGCTCCGTCGCCGGTCGCTATCTCACTAGTATTGATCGTGGCCTTTACAGGCCCTAATCCATCGATGTTTGTTATAGCTAGACCCGAAACCTCAGGCCTAGCTAATTCCATTTCTAGGGATTCCCCTAAATAATTAGTAACAATTACTTTCTTTATCATTTAAGAGCCCCCTTTAACTGACTAAACTGATTCTTTGTCTGTCGATATATCTCTGTATTAGATAATGCAACAGGGGAATTGTTTGTCTGATTGAATGTGTAGTTATTAGTTACATTGGTACTAGATCCTTTTAGAGCGCGACCAGTTTTACCCCTTCCGCCGTTCTGCAATGCCGCTAAGGCTTTGCTAAGACCGCTACCTTTGCCAAACACACTTCCGGCTATTCCACTAGCTATAGAAGCTGCCAAACCAGCGCTAGTTCCAGCTGCAGAAGATCCTGTTGCTGTTGCCACTGTACCGGATACTATACTTGAAAGATTTGACGTATTTACATTAGCAGATAACGTAGGCATTCTTATCTTCGATAATACAGCGTTTACGGCATCTACTAAAGCTTGAGCAGCACTTACAGCTGAAGGTATTGCACCTTTTATTCCGTTAGCGAATGAATTACCGAGTGAAGTTCCTTTTGATCCGGCTTTTCCACTGCCTTTTCCAAATTCAGACAACGCTTTATTGACTACAGCTTTACAAGAGGCTTCTACAGTTGACAATACTGATGAAGATGAGAGTCCGATAGCAAAGCGCGTACCCATAGATTCTCCAGCAGATTTAAAAGCTTTCTTGAAGTTTGTCTCTACGTAATTCGTGAAAGTAGAGCAAGCGTTCTTAGCAGATTTCTTTGCTGACTTTGCAACGCTGTCTGCAGTAGAGTCAATTCCAGCTTTAAATTGTCCTCCAGCTTTCTTGCCAGAAGACTTAAATGACGTATTTGTGTTAAGTGCTTCGCCAAATGACTTAGCAACTGCATTAACTGTCTTTGTCGCTGCAGACCCTTTTAGATTTCTAGATGATCCTTTCTTAGAAGAGGTGGCTTTACCGGTAGCGGCATCAATCATTCCTTGATACATAGAATTAACAGCTCCTAAACCTGCTTCTTTGTATGAGTCTGATACTTCTTTAGAAACTTCTTCGTTCATAGACAGTGTGTCTTTGTAATACTGATTTATCTGTTTCTTTTCTTCAGGCGTCATTTGAAAATACGCGTCAACAATATCTGCGCCATCTAATCCTTTGTTGATTAACTCTTGAAGTAATCTAGGATCTAGATCTTTCGATAGCACTACAATTTCGTCTCGCCATTTCTTAACAGATTCCATATTATCTTTTGCCTGCTGTAATATCTGATCTTTAGTCATTTGCATCTTCTCTTTGAATACTGCATTTGTTCGTTCAATCTGATCAGCCGTAGCAAGTCTGAATCCTTCGATATATGGTATTGCTTGTGTTCCTAGACTTTTAAGATAGTCAAGGAGCCCATCTGCGAAATTCATCTTTCGTAGTTCCTCGATACCTTCGATAACTCTCTTTTCAGCATTAACCTGAGACCACATACGGTCTATGATGGTATCATTGCCAAGATCATTAACGACTTCTTCATATCTGGTAAAGTAATCCGTAGAACTTGAAATATCAAAGTTTGCGAATGATGTAAAACTGTCAAGGCTGCTCTTTACAGATTCTGCCATAGACTTAGCAGTATCTTCGATTTTCTTCTTCGCATCATCCCAATCATTATTAATTTTCTTGAGATTCTTCTCCATTTCTTTGGCTGCTTCTGAAACAGCATTAGGGATTTCTTTTACGTCCTTCTTAACCTCTTTCGCAGTTTTCTTTACATTCTTCTTAGCCTTCTTCTTAGCTGCCTCTTTTTCCTTCTTTAAAGCAAACGACTTAATAATATCATTAGCTCCAGACTTTTGAAGTTTAAGATTCTTAACGTATACATTGTTGATTTCTTTACGCTCTTCGTCTGAAAACGTTAGCATCTCTAATACTTTACTAAGATTTCCAGGTCCTTCATCAACCAATTCCTGAACAAGGCGAATATCCCAACCTTGGTTGAGCATCTTCTTTATGGAATTCTTCCATTTAACAGCATCTTGATAGGTTTTCTTATAAGAAGCAATAATGTCTTCTTTGCTTTGTTTACTGGCTTCTGCATAAGCTGTATTCGCTCTATCGATTTCTTCTTTCGAAGCATTAGCGAATAGCTTAATGTACGCATAACCAGACTCACCCATACCTTTAAGAGTGTCGATAAGTCCCTTGCTAAGTCCCTTCTTTGCCGCCTGCGCAAGATTATCTTTCATTTCCTGATAACCTTCAACCTGACTTTCCATGTTCTTAAGAACAGTACTCATTTCGTCGTCCATAGAATCAGAGAACTCTGAGAATATATTTCTAGAGTTATCGAATGCAATATTCGTAAACTTAGTATATTCTTTTATTGAATTAATGATGTTGTTTCTATATTCTTTGAACGTTGAGTTAATGTTAGATTGTATGCTTTTCTGATCTTCTTTCAGCTGTTTTACAGCATTTTTGATTGCTGTGTTATTTTCCTTAATGGCTGAATTAAGATTCTTTTTATTAAGCTTCTTACCTGATGCGCTAAGGCCCTTCTTCAAACGATCCTGTGTTTTAAGAAGCTTCTTCAAAGCTGCTTCGTGCTGTTTAACGGACTTTGTATCTTCTTTATACTGATCTGATTCCTTATACAGGGCAATAGCAAAATTCTTGATAGTTTTTTCGGCAGTTTTAGTAGCTTTACTAAGTGTCTTAAGCTTAGGTGTTGTCTTAAGCAGCTCTTTTCCTAAACTCTTAGAAATTTTAGTAATCGTCTCATACGGAGTTTTATTGAATGAGCTTACAGCCTTATCGAAAGTCTTTCCAAACTGATAAGCGACCTTAATGATTTTGGTCATCTTTATCTTTGCTTTCTTACTGTTCTTTTTAGACTTACTTGCGATCTTCTTAGAAGTTGCATCGTATGCGCTAGTTACGCCAGCTCCAGTTTTGTTAGCATTTTTGATAATATCTTTTGTCGTTTTATCCATTTGATCAGAGAATGTACTGTTACCGGAATTAAGAATACCATTTACAGTGTTCATGATCTTGTCGACATCAGAATTTCCAACTGATTTATTAATCGATTTCTTTATCCCCTTAACGTATCCGCTAACTGCTTTTTCTGCTTTCTTAGCGCCATCCTTTATACCTTTTCCTGCGCCTAGCAAAGCCCCTCTTCCAGCGTCGATACCTGCAAGTTCAATGTCTCCAGCTGTTGATTTAACACCTTTAACAAAACCTTCTCCAGCATAAACACCAACTTTATTGGTTTTCTTGGAAGGGGAATGCTCGTCAAGAGATTTCTTGCTCTTCATGCCCTTAAGTAATTGATTTCCTAAGGAAACGCCAGTAGAGTATACATCCGAACTCTTGTTCTTCGCCCCGCTCATAAATCCTATAGCCGCGTTAGCTCCAGCTGTACTAAAATCTTTAGAATTAGATCTCATGCCGCTAGCAAGATTCTTAGCTAATGACGAACCTGCATCTTTGAATTTTGAATTGTAATCCTTGAATGTGCTATTAGCGGTACTAAGAGCGCTATTTACCACTGAATTAAATCCATCGGTAGTATCTGTATCCGATTTAAATGCATCAGTGACGTATTTCAAGAACTTCTTAGCTACGCTTGATGACGGAGACTTCATATCTTCGCTGTTATTTTTCATTCCAGTGGAAATCCACCCAACAACCTTAGAGCCAACCTTTTCAAAGTCCCCCGATTTTGATTCAAATCCATTCTGTACGGATTTTAGAGAAGTCTTACCCAAAGCCTTAAATGCTTTGTTCATATCCTTGACTTTCTTGTCCAGTCCACCCTTAACACCGTTCAGAGAATTGATGAAATCGGACAATTGCTTAGCGATAGTTCCTGCGTTAGATGTATCAGCTCCTTTTATTGTAGTTGAAAAGCTGACAAAACTCTCACCAAATGATACAAGGTTCTTTCCGAACTTCTTTAAGCTCTCCTTGTTTCCACCAAAGAGTATGCTTTTAGCAGATGTCGCTTCTGGAAGGTCATCGTTCAACTTCGCAACAGATGTAGCAGCAGCCGATGTAGCTGTTATAGTTGAGGTATCGATTCCGGATACTGTTTTAGAGTATTTAGCAAATGATTTACCAAATGAGACCATACTCTTACCGAAAGTCCCTAAGTCCTGAGAACCTCCGACAAACCATTCTTTCATGCCATCCAAACTCGGTATTGTTCCAGCTAATTTTGTAATTGTCATTGCTGCTGATGACGTTGCCTTTATCGATTCAGTATCAACTTTAGATACAGTGTCAGAGTATTTAGCAAATGATTTACCAAATGAGACCATACTCTTACCGAAAGTTCCCAAATCTTCAGAGCCACCAACAAACCATTCTTTCATGCCGTCCAAACTAGGAATGGAGTTGGCAAATTCTGTTATTGTCATTGCGGCCGCAGATGTTGCTTTTACGGTTTCTGTATTAACGCCGGCCACTAGACTAGAATAAGTAGCAAATGCTGCTCCAAACGGTATAAGAGATAAACCGAATAAAGTTAAACTTTTAGATCCTGTTAATAGCTGTTTTAATCCACCAGCTTCAGGTATAGCATTTGCTAAATCAGTCAATGTTTGTGCCGCAGAAGATGTTCCTTTGATTACCCCAGGATTTATGTTAGCAACTTCCGTAGCATACATTGCAAATGCTGCTCCAAATGGTATAAGAGATAATCCAAAATCAGCGAGATCCTTTGTCCCGGCTAATAGCTGCGCTAATCCTCCAGATCTTGGTATGGCTTTTGCCAACTCGACTAGTGTTTTGGCCGCTACAGCAGTGCCCTTAACTGTTTCTGGATTGACATTTGCTACTTGATCGCCATATGCTTTCATACCAGCGCCAAGATACAGTAACTGATAAGCAAATTTCTTAATTGGATCTTGGCCAAGGTTAATAAATGTTGAGATAGCATTCACAATCTCAGCTCCAGCTATTTTGACAATGCATCCTGCTAGTACAGACATAGACGATCCTATCTCTGGTTTGACTTTACCCATCGTAGCCAAGAATGGCTGCAGTTTCTTTGCAAAGTCCGATAAGTTAGTAGCTATTTGCGGTAGTCCATCTGTGATTCCCTGGCCAACACCGGATATAATTCCGCCGACTAACTTTCCTAAGCCTTCGCCTAGAAGTTCCATTATCTGAACTCCACCATTCATGAAATCCTGGAATCCAGGTATCTTATTAAGACCTCCTAGTACGGCTATAATTGCTGCGAGTCCAGCAACAAATATAGAGAAACTCTCTAATGCAGATACGGCTCCAGGAAATGGAATGGCTTGCAATATTAGCATAGATGCCGATACAGATAATAGAACCATACTTAATCCGGCTGACGCTGCTAACGATCGCTTCCAATCTAATTGAGCTAACAGCGCAATGACCCCAGTGATTTCCAAAAGAATTGCGCCAGCTAAAAGAACACTAGGCTGTACTTTTTCGACGCCAGAGAATCCTTTTAAACATAATGTAAATACACTTAAAAGCAATGATATTGCTGCTGATCCTGCTATAACTCCAGTTGGATCTAATTGAGCTAACAGCGCTATAACTCCAGCTATCTCTCCAACAACCAAGGCAGCCACTATTACTGACTTCTTAGCGTCGATTGACACATCACCGGCTTTTATCATGGCAGACATACATAATATTATAGAATCTACAGCTGCGGTCGCTCCTGCCATTTTCGATTGATCTAGACCAGATAATACGGCAATAGCTGCAGTCAATATCAATATAGATCCAGCAACCGTTACCATCATCACACCGGCTCTAGCGGCATATTGACCAGCTTTAGCTGAAGCTTTTATTAGAGTACCAATAGGAATCATTAAAGCTATCAGATCGGCTATACATTTTGCAGTCGTCTTAAGGTCGTACCTTTGAAGCTTTTCGAATGCTTTTAATAAAACATGCAGACTAACTGTAAAACTAAGGAGCAGAACACCTGCTTTTGCGGCATTTGGTCCAGCTTTAGCAGATGCTTTAAATAGCAGCATCATTGTTCCGAATACCACTGCAAATTGTTTCCATCCTTTTTTCATGGAACTAAAGTCCATTTTGGAAATTTTAGACATCGCTTTTGCTAATCCATATATAGCCGCTACTGAAGCCAATAATGTAATAGCTCCTCTAGTACCACCTAGAGCATTTGCTTTTCCAACTGCGATCATAAGTACTGATAATGATCCAACGGCTAATACCAATGCCCCAATTGTACTTCCGGCATCATCTATATAATACCCGGATAATTGTTTAAGGGCTTTAACCATAAGTAGCAACGAAGCTGCTAATGCTACAATTTGAAGAGCTCCAGCAGCTGCTAATTTGGAATCAGCGCCCATTGTATATTTAGCTAATGCTCCAGAACATATAGTAATTACTCCAACTAAACCAGTAATTACTCCAATGTTAATAGCCATAGACTTGTTAATGGTCACATTTTGAAGTTTTTCTAATGCTATTGTCATTAGCAGAATGCTTCCAGCAATAGAAATGACCATTGCAGATACACCAGAAAATCCTTTTGCTAACTTTTCTGTAGAAATAGAACCAATTGTATAAGCAAATGCTGCTAATGCTGTTCCTAATATACCTATTAAAACAACTGCTCCTTCTACACGATCCTGAGGTAGCATGGTAAGTAAAGCTATAGACCCAACCAATATAGCGATTGCTTTCGCTATCTTAATAACTATATCAGCTTTGATTGAGTCTTGCCAGGTTTTAAGTGTTAAAGCTCCCTGGTTCATAAGCTTAATAAAACTATTACCAATCGCTGCTGGCAAGGCAAATAAACCACCGAACCTATCGGTAAGCACTGATAATAACTTAGAGAGATTATAAAGGGCCTTTACAGAAACCCCTCCTAACAATATGGTTAAGATGTTAGCTGTATTAACCTTTCCAGATTTATCTTCAACGAAAGAAAATACACCATTAAATGTATCAATCATCGTTTTCTTAAATCCGTCTGCCTGATCGGTCCAACCTTTAAAATATCCTGTTATCTTAGACCTAAGAGAATATAATTTCGAAGTAAAAGAATCTATCGAATCTCCTGCTCCACCAAAACTCTCTTTGGCAACCGCTCCTATTCCAAGGATGGTACTGAGTAAAGCTTTGAAATCTATATGCCCAACTTCTTTACAATGATCGATAAACTCATCAATCAGTTTTCCTGCATTTTCGCCAAAGTCTTTTATATCTGGCCACAGTGTTTTAACTATTAATTCGTCTAACAGTTTTATTACTTCCTGTGTACCTTTCCAATTCCATATCGCTTTTGCGAAATACTCAATGTTTTTGATTGAAAACGCTATTGCTGATGATATCAGATTAACGCCTTTGGCCACTACATCAGATACCTTCGCAAACTTGTCAAATTGAACGATTCCATCACCGAGAACTGCAGTAAGATCAAGTACACTATTTACAGATACTCCCAATAATTTAGAAATAATCTGTAAAGAGATTTTAAGTCCTACGCCAAGAACATTTTTAACAATTTTTATAATTGTAAACAGACCCTTTAAAGTTCGATATAATTTATCGACTTTATCTCTAGACATTATCAGTTTCTTAGTAAAGACTTCGAATGCATCAGTTATACTCTTTATTTCTTTTGCATTCTTTTCTGGGAATATAGCCCTATAAGCAACTCTAAAGGTATCTAATATCCCTACCGCAGATGCCATTACATTAACAAATGAACGCATTAAAGAATTTCGTCCACCCATTTTCTTCCAAGCATCTAGAGTAGCATTCTTAGCGGCAAATGTTTTTACGATGTAGTTACCGATTATATTGTCTAAGAAGCCCCAAAGTTTTTTAGATTCTTCGAAGTTACCAAATATCGTTTCCCATGTATGTTCCCATCCAGAACCGATAGCTTCTTTCCAAGCTGCGAACATCTGCCCAGCATCTTTAAATTCTGAAGCCGCAGCATATGCTTTTTGACCAAGTTCTGTTGTTTCATCGGTATATTTGCTAAGCGTCTGAACAAGAACATCAGTAGTCATCCACTGATACTGAAGGTTATCATTCCAGTTCTTTGTAGCATTAAATGCGTCGGATGTAGCTCCTTTAGCATTCGTAGTTGTTGTATAATAGTCCTCGCCTTTTTTGACGACTGTACCTAGAGCAACGGCAGTATCAAGCAAGTTCTGTTTGAAATCCATTGTAGCCATATTCGCAACTTCGATTGATTTCCAGTCGATAAGTTTTACGTATCCAGCCGATAATGCCTGAGCAAAGTTATACATTGCGTGGGACGCCTGTTCTGCATTTGCACCAGAAATTGCTGCTTCGTTTGATACACCTTTGATTGCCGCAACTGCGTCTTTTAACCCAACACCAGCATTCGTAAATTTTCCAATATTTGCGGTCATGTCTGAGAACGAATAAATAGTTCTATCCGAGTACGTATTAAGTTCGTCAAGATACTTATTTACCGTAGACAAACTTTCTCCAGTGGACATAATAATTGTCTGAATAGAGTTCATCTTTAATTTATATTCGTTCCAACCATCGGACATACCATCAAAAGCTAAAGCCGATACTATTTTTTTGCCTGCGTCAACAGCTGCATTTGTAAGTCGATTCAACACACTCATAACTACGGTATCCATAGCTGAGAATTTGACTTGAACTGCTTCTACCGCTCTGCCCATTCCGTCCATGTTGAACTTTTTAGTCTCATTTTGAAATTTAGCAAGACTCTTTCCAGACTCACTAAAGTCGATGCTTTTCTTAAGAGCTTCTATAGATTTTTGACTTTGACGAATTTTTTTCTCGAATTGTCCATTCTCAAATTGCATTCGAACAACGTCGTCTTCAACAACTTTACCCATTATCCAGTGACCTCCTTCCAAGCATCTTTAGCTAGCCTATCAAATACCGGTTTTAAAGCCGGGTTAATATAGTCAACCCCCTGAACATATCCACCATTTCTAGTTCCATGCCCATATTGTAGAATAATAGCTATATTCACATGGTTCACTACATTAGAATTTTTAAACACTAAACTTATAGATCCGTTATCGCGCACTATTTCATAATACCACGATGCAGCTGTTACTCCTGTTGATACCGGAGTTGCAGCCTTGAGGGCGGCTACGCCTTCACGTCCGTACTTATTTAATATACCGACGTTAACGCCTTCCAAAAGCTTTTCGAAATAATTATCGAGCTTTTTAAAATTGCCCTCAAGTTTGCATCTGATCATGTCATTCTCCTTTATTACACTAATTCAGAAATTTCTACAAATCCTGTATACTTCTTTCCCTTAATAGTTACTACGCACAGTAACCATACCGACTTTTTGTACTTGTTGAAATATCCGTAGCACTCAACCTTTCTTCCAGCAGGAATCTCAACCATTAGCTTTTTGTTCCATCCGGCATCAATACGCATAGGTGTTTTATTAGAAGTTTTATAAGCCTTCTTATAAGAATCACTCACATAAGCTGCTGAACATGTAGTAGTAGCCAGACCACACGGAGTGTTGATTACTGCGTTTACTTCTTTTATAACCGCTGTAACATTGTAATGCTTTGCTTTAAGATTCGATTTGTAATCTTCTCCCCATTGACCAGCGATCACTTCTCTTGCTACTGTTTTAATATCTTTACCAACACGGCGATGAGTGCTAGTGCTAATCTTTGACTGATCCACATCGTATTTCGGTGTGATAAATCCTCTTATGAATTTACCATTGATGCTGACTGTCCTCTTCTTAACAGAATCTTTATAATTACCTTCTGTTACGACAAAGTAGCCTTCATTCCTGTTAACATAGGTAACCATTCCCACATGCTTTGGTGTTCCTTTGTTGTCTCCAATCCCATTATCCTTCCAATCATAAAGACACGCATCTCCAATTTTAGGGATGTAACCATCATTCTCTTTCCAGCAACCAATTTTCTGAGCCTTTTTAATAAGATAATAACAGCTGCACTCAACTGGCATGATATCAGTATATCCAAGGGCAATTGCTACTGCAGACCAAGTTGTAGCGCACCACGCCATTCCAGGCTTCATAGTAACACCTCTTGGTTTCGTTTTCTGTTTGTTGTAAATATCAAGAATGGATTTATAAGATCCATCTTTTTCGTTTTTGCCAACCCAAGAATTAATAAGGTTAACAGCCGCTTTTCGTGTTCTGGCCATAATGTCACCCCTTTGTGTGTAATTCTTTTTTTCTTCGTTCATTTTCTTTCTTTTGCCATCTACGGATTTCTTCATTGGTCATTTTCTTAGGAGGATTTGTTTTTACTGCGTACAACTCTATGAGCATAAAAACGCGTCTAATATTCCATTTCTCACAGGGATCAAATGGTATTCTAGCCATAGCTAAGTAAGCATATATTAGCTCGCTTGTTAATGTCTCCGGTTTCCCTTTATCGTCATCACCAATTGTAAAAACCCTAGATGCTGTAGCTGGGTCATCGATATAGTCAATTATTTTTTTAAGTAAACTATCATCAAGTCGCTTAAAAAACTCAACCTTATCAAAAGACCCAACTATCATACAGTACATATAATCAAGAAACTCTTCGTCGGTTAGAGTTCCCTCATCCATAGATTTCAATAATGGTTTATGCCATACTTGCTCCCATTTTGAAATTGCTATTAGGGAATGCTCGAGCTTAATCTTAGTAGGTTTTACAACCTTCCCAAAAGTTTGAGTTTCTTGATCAAACGGCTCATATCCAGGAAGAATTAATTCGAGCATTATTATCTCCTTAGTTTGCTTCTTTCACAGCGTCATCTGTAGCAGCTACAGATCCTGCTACTTCTGCCATTGCTGCTGAAATCGCCTTTCTCTGAGCATCGCTTAATGTAGCATCGTCATAGACTCCAGATTCTGCTGCTTTCTTGATCTTGTCATTTACTTCGTCAGGCATGATATTAAGCAGAAACTCGGAAGCTTTTGCTTCATCCATACAAATTTCCATAAAGAACTTGTCATATGCTGCAGTAGCCTTGAACTCTGCCAGTGCTTCAGGAGTCTTTGTAAATGTACGGCCGTCAAGAGATTTGATTCCGTAAGATGCATCAATAATCTTCTCAAAAAGATTCATGATATCCGGCTGAGACTGTTTCTGCACCATAAGGCTCATATATGATGTTAAGCCCCCGTTAAGGCTTGTTTCCAATTTTAAAATTTCACTCTGAGTAAGATTGAAGTAGAAATCTTCAGATCTCTCATTTCCGTCAAAGTCCTTGTAATTGATAGTTTTGATAAACATAATTTAGTCTCCTTTCATTCTTAAAAATCCCAGTCTGCATATTTCAGCAGACTAGGAAAAACTTTATTCTGTTTTAAGTGTTACACCTGTAAGTAAGTATTCTTTTGTTTCTGTCGCGCCTTTGTTAGTTGCTTTAATCAAGATGGACTGCTTATTAGCGTCCTTGATCTTAAGAACTGCCTGATGATCAGACTGGAGAAGTTTAGATGGGCCAGATGTTCCATTTTTAACTTCAACTGTTAATGATTCAGGGAAACCACTCTTTGGAGCAATGTCAAGAGCGATGTAATTACCACTCTGTTCGTCGACTTTACTGCTGAATCCAGTATAGCCCGTCACATAGTTAAGAGTACCAGAAATTACTCCGGTACTCTCATTCACCTTGATATTTGACTGAAGGTCAGCTGCCTTCTTGCCAAACAGGTCGTCTTCTCCTATAATAGGAGTTGCAGAGACGTCCAGTGACGGGTCAGTTATTTTAAAAGTTTAATGATCTCATCTGGAAGAAGCAATTTAGCTTCTGTATCTTCTGTTCCATACAAAGCATCCTCGATCTTCTTCATCTTGGTAGCTTCGACCTTTGTAGAATCGATCTCGAGGTGCGCTGTTGGCTTAAAGCCATCAACTGTAACTGGTGTTGTTGAAAGCTCCCAGCTAAATGAAATTGCCTCTGGAGAATCATTTACTGACTGGAAACCTTTCTCTGATGGAGAAGCCTTAGCTCCGTAAATGATGTGAATCTTGTAACCATAATCATTGCTCTTAACATCGTTGCCAATCAACGTGCGATAAGAGAAACCAAATGTATCTCTATTCTGCTGACCAATAGTAACTCCCTTGCTAATCTCAGCTGTTCCATTGCATCTTTCGAATGCTTCTGGATAAGTGTAAGCTTCAATTGTAGCTCCAAACTCCTCTGCTGACATAAGGCTAAGATACTTCATGTTATCAGCATATACAGCAGATGCTTCTGCTCCGGATGGAGATTCTGTAACTGCAGTGAGGCCGTTCCATGCAGAACCAGCGCCATATTCACCATCAACAACTGGATAAATAACGCCATGATCCACACCGGTCTCGTACTTACGTTCTCCGGTTTTGTCCCATGTTAATTTAGACATGTTTTTCCTCCTTTAAAATATAATTACAAAGACCGAATGATACAGTCCATCTGATAAGTAAGATCTGTTAAATCTTGCCGTGGGTATTTCCACTATCTTATCGACTAATGTGTTATCCGGGTCTTTAGTTACCACTTCTACTGAGTATTCTTTATCAATACTATAATTCTTGTTATCTGCCGATCGAATATTGTAATCATCGACAGAGTATATTACTGCCGGGTATTTGATGTTCTTTATAACTTTTTGCCCAGCACCGGATACATTGGAAGGTGGCTGGAAATATACATTGGCGCCCTTCCCAACAATATCTTTTAAATATCTATCGAAATCAAGTCTCGTCCTCATTCCAAAGCTCTCCCAATGTTATAATAAGTCTAGGGGACTGTGAAGCATCAACTTCTGTTGCCTTCCACTTAGCCCCCATAAACTCAACCCATCGCATATCAACGAAATGATCGCGTATATAGGCATCACCGATAACACTTATCTGATTAGAGATTGAAATGTTACTATTGATCTGCTGCGAATCCTGAAGACGTCTCGTATTACGAAGAATATCTCCTCGATAGATACGTTCCGTTATTTGCTCAGTCCAAACTGATTGAGCTACTTCTACTTGCTCAGCAAAGCCGATCTTGCCGTACCATCTATTCACGATCATTTCCTCCCATTTTGATTAGTTGCCGCTCTGACCAGCTACCTTACTAAGGTCTGCTGTTGCAATCTTTGTCTCGATAGCAATAGCTGATAATGGTTTAATCAGTGCTCCAGAGATACGTGTCTCGATAAGGTACTTCTGAGCGTTGTAGTCAATGTCGAAATCGTCGAACATATTGATAGCGCCGCCCTTGTCCGCACCAATGTTGTAGTCCTGCAGGTTTACAATGATACCCTGAAGAGCCAGTGTGTCAGTCTTGTCTACACGTGTGAGACCTTCCATAACCGGAACAGAAACAATCTTGGATACACGGCATGCTGTAGCCAGCTTCTCAATGTTGTCGTAGATGATACGTCCGTTCTTATCCTTCAGCAGTAAGCACTCTGTAATGATTGACTCTGGAGCGAACAGTTTTGGATTACCCGAACCCTTGTACTCGATACGTGCTCTTACGCAGGCCTCGATAAATGCTGTAGCCTTCTCAGCTGCGGTTGTTTCTTTCGTGATTGCAATAGGATACTTGATTGTGTAGAGATCAGCATCTTTCCAGATAGGACGAATGTTGTCCTCTTTGATGTGATCATCGCTGGATGTAAGACGTCCATCACCAACCAGGACTGCTCTTGCAATTTCCTCGTTCAGCATCATTCTCATTTCTGCTTTAAGCCAAACGATTACATCGAAATCTGTAATATCGATAACATCATCACGGTCAATCTTCTGCTTCTTGTAGATTGTCTGCGGAGTGGTTGTTCTCTTCAGTAATGAGAATACTTCCTCCTTCTTGAGCTTACCTTTGATATAACCTCTTGCCCGGGCTTCGTCCTCTCTCAGGTCTGCGAACGTAGACTTGATTCTTGAGAATGGTGTGTGGTGTACTCCGTTCATTACTTCGGTTACCCATCCCTGATCTCTTGCAATGAAATCTGGCGGTGTGTTTAAATTTTTGGCATCCGGGAACAGGTACTCAATATTTGTAATACCATGAGCAAGGAATGATTCTTTCATAGAACCATATCTCTTACCGTCCTCGATAATCTCCTGCATTTCGCTGTGGGACAGAACGTCTCTGTTGTCTGTATTGTTGCCTTCGAATAAGTTATGTGCGATTGCACCCATGTCGTCATCCTCCTCTTCATATTCTTCGGAATCGTCATCATCTTCGTCAGGATCTTCGACGTCCTCATCATCCTCTTCGTCAGGATCTTCGACGTTCTCATCATCCTCGTCTTCATACTCTTCGTCCTCGTAATCATCGTTTTCGAGAGCACTAGGGTCTTCCGCTAATGCGCTTCCTACAGCTGCGTAGAAAGCATCTTGCTGTTCTGGTGTCATCGTATCGACGACATCTTGAATACTCTTGTTAGCCACTTCGTCTTCTCCTTCCTCATTAGAGTGCATAAGTTCAAGATACTCTCCTGAGTAAATATACGCCTCATAATCATCATTGTCGATTGTATCGCCATGCGCTAAGGCAACATCTTCAATATATGCGCCTGGATTTGCTCCTGCAAGAACAAGGCTTAATTCCTTAATTTCGCCATGCTGAACATACGGTCCACGCTGCTGAAGATGATTCGCCCAAATACTAAGCGAATCCATATCTCCATGCTGAACTGCATACCTAGCGATCCTAGCATTATCCGAATCATTGAAGTATCCGTAGGCATACACGCCTTCATCACGGCATTCCATATAAGCATGTCCAAGCACGCTATTGACACTGTTGTGATCATGGTTATACACCAACGGTACTTTAGTGCCATCGATGTCGTCGAAAGCACCATGCTGAATAATTCTTCCGTCAGCACAAAGGATACCAAACTTTGTAGCCCAGCCCTTAAAGTCGCAATCGGCATACTTTGAGCGTTTAGCTCCCATTTTGAATTCCTCCTTTACTTATTGTTCTTCTGTTTCCTCGTCAGCAGAATCTGTATTATACATCTGATCCAATTCAGCATTAGACGCTGAAATATTGTTGTTCGTCAACATGTCTGCCTTCGGATCATCTACTGGCCTTAAACCAATTACTTGACGGAACTCATTGGATGTCATGATACAGTTTCTTGTGAACTTGTCAGCAAGCTCTGCAAGATTTGTAGTAGATACCAGTTTGAATGGGTCCCTGAAATATTTAATGGCATGTCCTTGTGTGCGTGCTGTCTTTGTTAAGAACTTTCTGTTCATTTCATCAACGACCGCAGCGAGTATCGGTTCGATTATACGATTGTAATAATTGTTCATCGTATTCTCGTCTGCTGTACCATTAAGAATCTCCATTGTCATTCCTAACTGAGAGAATAACAAATTCGTGAAGTACTCAACCTGTTTAAGCAGATTGTTTTCAATCGAACGATTAAGCTGAGTGACATGCTCGGTTGAGTCTATGTAAGCGACTCCATATTTAGAGCTTGCCAATTGTTCAGCAAGCTCTTTACGACGTTCTCTAGCCTGAGCTTTTCTTGCTTCAGACTTAATCGTGTATGGCAACTGAATAATCAAATCAAGTTTATCAGACCCGCTTCTATCGTCTATGAAATCGAGAATCGACAGTTTCCGTTTAAGTCGATGAGCTGTCGAATTCTGTTCATTCATGATTGCATAAAATGGATTCTCAACTATCGCTACTGTTTTCTTTGGTAGATCGAGTTCCTCGAATTGTCCAGTATGATCATTGTATATTCGCACTCTGACAGCGCGAGGATACCAATTGATTATCTTAGCTGTACGCATCGATTGAATATCATAAACGTTTCCATGTACAGGGTCCATAGTCGTATCGACAGGAACTATAGCCACACATCCTTCGTCAAGAAGTTTCAGTACAATATCCTGTTTAAATGCACGAGATGTCTGATCAATATTAGCTTCTGTTGTAAGACAATAGTTAAGCCCATCTTCCACATTATCCGTAAACCTTTTATTATCATCCAACATAACATGCTCTATATCGACTGCAGCAACGTCTGTTGACATCTTATTGTATATCGTTGTAATAATCGATCGTTCGTTTCCCATCGTCAGTCTAGGACGAGATGGGTTATCATAGCTAACTGCACCAAGACCAGTTCCATACGAATATGGTGTCGGATCTTTGTTCATAAATGCATTCCAGCCATGCTTTAATCTGTTAATAAAACCCATATGCTATCTCCTTATTTAGTAAGGTAATTCAGATAAGCCTTTCCAGCTCTCTTTGCTCTGTTGAAAGTGTTACGTGCTTTTCTAACTTTCTTCTTTGCTGCTTTGTATGCTTTATTAGCATCTCTAGAAACACTGTTAATTTTCTTCTTTGCTGACTTGTATGCCTTATTGACATCTTTAGAAACGCTGTTGTATTTCTTCTTAGCCGATGAAATGTATGGTCTAGCGTCATTACTCAGCTTCTGACCAGCTCTACTAAGCTTATACTCTGCTTTTGATTTAACTGAGTTTGCCTTGTTACGAACTTCTGCAGAAGTAACCACACGGTCTCTAGCAGTTGACGTAGCTTTTCTGGCTGTCTTATAAGCACCAGTCTTCTTAACATCTCTAGCAAGTTTCTGTCCAGCTCTGGTAATCTTATACTCGCCTTTAGAAACTATTGATCTTGCTTTTGCTCTTGCGGCATTTGCTGTAGGTGACTTGGCTGCCTTACTTACAAGATATTTTGTAGCTGCCATTTTGGCTGCAGCATCCCTAGTAGCTACTTTTGTAGCAAACTTAGCAGCTTTCTTGACTTTCGTCGATGGGGCATTCTGCTTTTTGACGTTAGCTGCAATTTGCTTCATCTGCCTATCCTGTTTCTTCTTAAGCATATCAGCATTTTTCTTAGCTATGGTATGTGCATTCATTGCTCTTACACGTTTTTGAAAATCCTTTTCATGCTGAGCCTTCTGTGCCTGGATTGCATCAGTAGGTCCCTTGTAAAGGTTAGCTTTCTTACGCCGTTCCATTTCTACATGCTTTTTCTGCTGAACAGGCCCCTGCTTTACCCAAGAAGTAGGTGTGCCAGTTTCACTAACCTGCTTATCTTTAAAAGCATAATGCTTCTGAGCCTTCTGTGCACGCATTGCAGATGTCGGACCTTTATATGGCGCAGATGATTTTTTTACATCTTCTGGGTAAACGTACTTACCATTTTTTATGTACAAGTATTTGTGCTTTTTCCAGCTATGCTTGAGAACAGTGTTACCATCCTCGTCTGTGGCTTTATAATATACGGAATCGCTCATATTACCATCCTTTCTGTTTCTTTCTAAATTTTTGAACGTATTGCTTTCCACGTATGGAAGCTAACTCAGTATCCACTGTTTTCTTCTTTTCTGCAGTTTTTGTTGTTCGCCGTTTGATAGATTCGGCTTTCTTGGTATACTTAGCTGCTTTCTTTCCATAACGATTTGCTTTCTTTCTAGCTCGTTCAGCTTTTTGAAGATTACCAGTGTATCCTATATCCGTAAGAGCATGATCACGCTTAATACGTTTTGACTCTTCTTTTTCTTTGAACTTAACTCGTTTGGCCATAGCTTCCGAAGCTTTTCGTTCATAATTCGAGATACGAGATTTTGTCTTCGCAGAGTTTTGTTTCTTCATTTGAGAGGCAAGCCGATTGGATTTTGATTCGAGGTGTGACGCTCTTCTTCCGGAATGCTGGTACGGTTCTTTTCCTGATCCATACTTATAACGACCAGATCTTCTTGGCAAACCGTAATGCTCAAGATGGAGACCATCTAAGTCTGAATGAACTAGTGATATTGTTCCATCCTCATTCTTTACTTTTACGTACATAGCCATTACTCCTATTCAAATGCGTCTTTGTTTACTTTATAAGCAACAAATGCATCCATCAATGCTGATACATTATCGATTTTGTCTTCGTAACGTTTCTTATACAGCTTTCTGTTTCCGTTTGTATCTTCCAATGTTATACAATGACCCATACAGAAACTCATCAAAGATTCGTCGAATATCAACATTCTCATTTCTGATAATTTCTTAATTTCTCCGAGAGGAACTGTTTCAGTTCTAACACCCTGCGGAACTTTCTCAATACCAAATGATCCATTCTCCTGAGCCCATCTTTCAATAAACTCTTTGGCATTATACGGATCGTATCCTAACGAGCAAACATCGTATTGTGAATCTATTATGAATTTGTCTAGATCTTCATATACGTCTTGCACATTAATGATACTTCCTTCCATAACAATAAGAGTACCTTCATCGATAAACTCTTGGTACTTTTGTCTCATTGCTAAGTTCAACTTACTAAGTGTAAGTGTAGTTATGTAACTTCTAACTTTAACGCCAAACATTCCATTTCGCAATGGGAATAAGAATGTAAATGCACAGAAGTCATCACCTTGGGAAAGGTCTGCTCCCATCGAACACTGCATTTTCCAAAAGCTTCTGCGATGATGTGGAAGCGTTTCTTCGTATGAGAAGAAATATGTGTATCCCTCCATAGGAATTCCGAAACGTTTTGCCAGAATATCATTTCTTGTAGCAGGTGCTTTCTCAGCTCGTTCAACATCTTGCTGGATTGTCTCATAGCTGACTGTGATCGGTAGGTTAGGATTAGCCTTAGGCCACATGTCCGGGTCTCCAACTTCATCCACGCTGTCAAGCCTGTAATACCAAATACTAGTGTGCCAGTTCTGGTATTCACCTTTGAGAATATCCATCAGTTCCATTTTGATGGCATCTCCACATCCATTACGGACGGTACCTTCCGAACTTACAGCTAAGATTACATATCCATCTATTTTGGCTGCACCCTGCTCAATAGCACCAATTGGATCTTCTCTCAATTCACCTGAGAGCCACTCATCAACTGTTGCTACCTTTACTCGTAATCCCTGAAGCTTATTAATACTCAGGGGTCTTATCTCTAGTAACGAATCTGTAAGAAAGTTCTGTATACCCTTTTTGGTACATGCAAGCTTAACGCGGTTCGCTTTGGAACCGGTAGTATTTTGAATAGAGCCTTCTGTCAAGAATTTGAACATAGGTCCTCTCGATCTTGCTATGGCAGTGCTAATTGCACTTGTAACCTCTTCGGCCTGTTTCATTGTTGGGGCTGTTGTGATCTGATGTGTCGTTGTTGTATCGACTGTCAGAAAATAAGCTTGCACTAAACTCTCGTATAACGATTTTGCATTACTTCGAGAAATAATAAGATACTGTTTGTTGACAAGGCGCTTTTTGACTGATTTCCTTACGAAATGTCCGCCTCGTCCAGAAGCATTTGGTTCGTATACGGTTTTCTCAACGTAATAGAACCAACCAAATAATTGCTCTCCCCAAAGTTTAAACGTATCCAACAGTTCCAAGTCGGACCCGTCGGTCAAGACCATTTCGGATTCACAGAAAGCAATCCAACCTTCTACAGCATTGTCATCATAGTATACACCGGGGTTAGCTATCAGCCAATCAATACGGTTCATCTCCATAGAGATCTCCCTGTTAACAGGGATCTCGCCATTCAGAACTTTATCTCGGAACTCCCCGTAGTACCTAGGCGTTGCCGTATTGCTTAGCATTTACATCACCTACTTCTTTTTCTTTTTCGTGCTCTTTGTTTCAGCTTTAACTGCTTCATTGATCATCTTCTGAGCGGCAGCATTGAGTTTACCCTTGATATAAACTTTTCCTTGTTCTTTTACAACTTCTGTAACTGCAGGAACAATAATATCTTTCATAGCTTTATCAACTAACTTCTTTGGCAACGGCTGCTTTTGTGGATGATTTTTAAGATATGTAGCTTCCATACTATCTCTAGTATTTATTCGTCTAAGCTCTTCATCGGATAAAGTTTTTACATATGCTTTTTCATTTCTGTATTTGTTTTTTTGTTTCTTTTTCTCAAGCTGGACTGCTTTAGTTCTTTCTCTTCGTTTATAATTTTGTTTTTCAGCCCCACTCTTTTTAGAAAAGCTTTTTATAAACTTCTCACCAGCTTTAGCCGATGATCCAAGACTTTGATACGGATCTTTCCCAGATCCCCATTTGTATCTTCCGGATCGTCTTGGCAATCCGTAGTGTTCCAGATGATCGTTTAAGAGTTCTTGATTATCGACTAAGAAATCTCGAACGTCATCCGCTGAGTAATTAGCCATCGTCGCTCTTTCCTTTCTCGTCATCTTCTGAAATAGGATAGTAAAGCATGTACAATCTCCATTCCATTTCCCTAAGTTGCTCTTTCAAACTGTCCATTAACGAACCACTTGTCGGCGGATCAAATAACAGACGAGTTTTAATATACACGTAATCTTTTATCAAACTTAACTTTTGGGTATCCTCTTCAAATTCGCTCCAGGCATTGTCTACCCCTGTAATTCTGTATCCTTCTTTTGGTCCAACTCCCAAATGAGTAAGGGTTGCAAATGCTGAATTGATGTGAATCGTTAAATCCAAGTCAAACTGCTCGAAGTCATCAGGACATCCAACAAGCTGCTTGATAGTTTTAAGAATGCTCTGTTCCATTGAATTCCTCCTCAATGTTTCCAAGGGCATGTGTCGTTTGGTCTCCTTATAACAGGCCCACTACGAATATTTGTATCGTGTCCGTAGTGTATTGCATTATGCGTTTGATGAGTTGTTGTCACAACGTTGTTCATGTCGAATATCATTGGGTCTCGGTTGAGAACCATCTCTTTGGTAATTGGATTTATGTGATGTATCAACGGTCGGTTCTCTATCTCGTATCCTTCAACACCTAAATCACAACCGCCATCTCTGACAATTACTCTATGCCGAAACTCTCTCCATTCGCTCGATGAATATAATGCCTGATTAACCCATCGATCATAGCCGAATGTCTCGTACCCAACTGAACCTGACAGCATTAAATATTGCAGTCGTTCTTCAAACGTAAGATACTTGATCATTTCCATATATGATCGTGACATAAGACTTGATCTACTCATCTTCGATACCCTGGTATCTACGCATTGCTTCAATTGCTGCAGCATACCTCTCTTCGCTCTTAGCAGAAGCTTCCAACGAATCGATTTTGGCTTTAGTCTGCTTGGTTTCTTCTCTGAGCTTGTCCTGTTCCAGCTGCTCTCTTGAAGAACCGAGTTTTAAGAAATGTGTAATGACCTGTGATGAGGCTGTGCCTTCACGTAACTGCTTTTCAGCAGCATCGAGTGAGAGATTGATCAAGTACTGTTCCCTGTCTTCAGGAGTCATAGGAACCCTTGAACGCTTCTTTGCGGAAGTGGCTGTCGCTGCTCTTCTTCCCATATACTTTCGTCTCCTTTCTAATATCTTTTGCCGAGACGTCGAATACTTTACGTACTCTCTATAAGAGATCTAGGTATGTTTTAATAACCCTGAAAGGAGTCTTCAACTGAAAGAGGGTCCTTCTATGTGCGACAAAAGAAGACCAAGATCCCTTATAGAGAGGGCGTAAAGCTGTCAATCTAAAATCCATTTTGACAGGATTTTGACCCCCGGAGAATTTTTAAGGAGACCGGCGATGACGGAGGGGGTGCTATTTTGACGACCCCCTCCGGGTGCTAGCTGAGACACTCGAACGCTATTTAGAGTCTTCATGTTTGTGAAAGCTCTAAAAACATTCAAATCTCAGCTTTTGTTTACTTGTTTCTATGGATTTTTGGTTTTGTTTACTTGTTGCTATGAATCTTTGGTTTTGTTTCTCCGTTTACACGAGTTACTCTAAAGTATTGGCCCATGAAATCATTATTGAGAATCTTGTTGATAGCAATAGCCAAACACTCTTCGTACTCAGCATCGCTCATATCTGATGTGTCAGTATCAAAGTATCTAGCTAAGTATCCTGAAGTGCAATAGCCTTTTGACTCGTCAAACCTGTACCAATTGTCGAAATCAACAAAAGGATCAAAAGGGTTATCCACTGTTGTGATCCATATATGTAATGTATCATTACGATCAGCAGGACTTTGCGTTGCTAACTTAAGTGATCCATCTTCTGCATTGCTCATTCCCTAATTCTCCTTTCCTATAAATATTTATTGATAGTTGATACAGAAAGTCCAGTTGCTTCAGCGACTTCAGCTTGTGTATAGCCGAAGTTAAGCATAGACTTGATTCGTGAAACTTGTGAAGCATTAACTGTAACAGCTTTTCTAGGTGAAGCGAATTGCTTAACCTTGTCTGAATCGGCATTGTTAAGTATTTGCTCAAGTTTTGATGTACTGATTGCACCAGCTTGAATTGCTTGCCATTCTCTTTCAGATATGTCTACCTGAACATTAGACTTAGATGCACCAACCTTTGCTCTAGCTGCTGTTAAAGCCTGCTGACCAGCTCGTTTGATTTCATCTGGTGTCCAATCAGGATTGGCTTCCTGCTTCTTCTTTAATGTCTTATTAGCTAATATCTGCGCCTGTCTTTCTTTTGGCGCGTTTTGTAGCGCCCTATTAAGCTTAGCGTTAAGACTTGCAACTTCAGTTGAATACACTTCTTTAGCTTTAGCATTCATTTCGATGTTCTTAGTTGCAACCATGTTCTTTCTAGCTATGTTAGCCATAGACTTAAGGGAGTTGGCATAGTCGGCATATGCAACCTCTTTTGGATTCGGATCTTTAGATAACAAGGTACGGGCATCCGTAGTAGCTGCCATCTTTGTTGTTTTTGTGGTAGCCAGTTTTTCTCCTCTTGATTCCCATGTCCCATCCTTATTTCTTTTCCAGTCCGTATAGGTACGCCCTGTAAGCTCCGGATGTACTTCACCAGTCTTAGGATCAATGTCCTTCAAACGAATCTGTTTTGCTTCAGGAACATAGGCTACTGACTTAGACCGGGATAGGAGTGTGGATGCACCAGCATCACTGGCACCCTGGTACTTTCTTTTTAGCTCGGCTATACGGTTCTCTTCAAAGGACCGCTTATAGTCCAAGCCATGTTTAGGAGCATCGATTACAACCATTGAGTGACGTACTGCTCTTGCAATTTCCTCAGGCTTTGCTCCTTTCAATGTCATATCAGTAATAAGGTTGGAGATCTTACCCATTTCCAATCCTTTACGTTTCTCTGGAAGTTTTGCTGTAACTCCTTCAATTCCACGGTACGCAATCTTAGGGTCGAAATCCTTTAAACCAATATATGCACTAATATCAGAAGTAGTTATTTTAACTTTTGATCTTGGCGAGTTAGACGGAATTACTACTGCCGTATCTCCGTCAAAGTCAGCTCCTGATAATCTTTCTGCAACCTTAGAGTTAATACCAACTGCATCGATTGCATTACCAAGCATTGACTTTCCTTGTGGATTCTTATTGTTTACTTTAAGCTCTGGAATCTCGAATGTACCACCATGTGGGAAACGAACAAGACATACAGTTTCTCCATTCTTGTACGATGGTGCATATATTTCGTTGTCTTTTAGAGAAGAAACAGGTAAGATTACTTTAGAGCTTTGCCTTGGAAGTGCTGCTGCTTTAAGATCTACTGCCTGGCTGTCGCAACCCTCAGCAAAGTCTGCTAACAACTTCCGTTTAACAACCGGGTTTGTCATTTTGAGTATCTTATCAAGCTCATCCTGGCGATTGTCAATCGATTGCTTAAGCTGCTTTTTGATCAATGGGAGCTGCTGTTTTGACAGGAACTGAGAAGCAAGGTTCTTAGAATAATGATCCCAATCGCCTTCCTCTTTCAGCTTGTTGATAGCTCCTAACTTCTCATTGCCATCCTTATCTTTGTAATGGTACTGACCATTTGCTTTAATTGTTGCTCCAAACGGATTATCCGGATCGTCTTTCATTTTCTTGAAGACATCCATTTTTGGTACATCACTTGTCTTGTTGGTATTGAATATTACATCAACGCCTTTTGGCATGTCGTCTGAATAGATTGCCATACCTTTCAGATAGTGAGTACCATCAACAGCGATTCTTACCTGTGCGTAATGTGAATCGCCAAGGTCGAGATCCTTAACGCCTCTTCGAAGTTCGATAACTCCATCTTTCTCCAGACCACCTTTGTCACCATATCTTACAGCAACTCGACTTGATGAGATACTTGTAGGGTATTCCGGAGCCCAGAAAGTAGTTCCGCCATCATTGGAATACTTGTTTACTGGCTGGATCTTATCAGTATGCTGCTGAACATCTTTCCATTCAGTTCCTGGAGGGCAAAGAACTTTAGTAGTTGTATACTGCCCTTTTTGATTGATCTGTGGAACTCTTACAGAATGTACTACATATCCGGCTTCTTTTAAGATCTGAAGAGAAACATCCAATCTTGTTTTGGTGATTCCCATCTCTCTTTCGACTCCAGTACCAACATCGATGAAGTTCTTGGTTCCAACTTTCTTAGCTAAGGTTTCGGCTGCATTGATGCATGCGTCTTTCTTAAGCTTTTCACCTTGGTTCAATAACGATCGAACTGTTGATTCTTTCGATGTTGAATTGAACATAAGTTCGGCTATTTTTACATTAGAGTATCCATGCTCTTTTAATTTCATAGCTCTGTTGATTCGATCGACCTTTTCGGCATTGACATAAATCGACTGTTTATTTCTAAACTCAGTTGTCTTCATGCCCATGAATGCAGCAATCTCTTTCTCACTCTTGCCACGAGCTTTCATTTCCTGAACGGTTTTCAAGAACTCTGCATTGTGCTGATATGGGTTGTCGCCAGAACCCCATGGGTATCTCCCCGAATGTCGAGGAGTACCATAGTGTGCTAAGTAGCTCATTCAATGCCCTCCTCTTTCTTGACTGATACAATGATCTTATCAAACGATTTAATCTTGTCCATGATAGGTAATATAATTTCAGGTGTTGGAGTCTCTTTAAGAATTTCGTTATTTTGATAGATTCTCAATTCAATTCCAATATCGCCTGGTTTGATTCCATACTCTAAGCAGAACAGTGCAGTGTAGATTTCCAACTGCTGCATGTGAGCAGGAATATCGCCTGTCTTTAAATCATGGATTCTGAGATAGTCTTTTGCAAACTTAATTGCGTCAGCTGTACCAAAACAATTCTCAGAATAATACAACACCTGCTCTGGTGTCATTCTGTACCCAATTGCATCATTGACATGCATGTTGAGTGTTAACGGTGATCTTGGCAATCTTTGCCGAAGCTTAATACATTTTGCTGCAAACTCATGCAACTCAGTTCCTTGCTGAGCTTTCAGAAATCTTCGGTATGTGTTTTCAAGTTTCTCAGCATCATAGTTTATCCAATGATACTTGCTAGCTCCGAGATATGCGTGATCTCCTTCTTTTACTTGCGAATGCTTCCTGAATTCCATTATATATCTCCTTTTTGTTTTGAGGGTAAATGAAACTTCCGTATTGGCCCATTTCATTTGCCTTGTTTACATAGTAATCCTGATTAGGTCTGTGACTAGCGTCGGCATCTCTTTTTACTTCAAGTAACGCCCATCCTTCTTTTGCTAACAAAACCAAATCAGGAATGCCCTGTTTATAATTAGGGTCGTTCTTTAAAATAATAGAATCTGGAAATAACTCTTTTAATTCCGAAATTATATCGGACTGAATTTTGTTTTCTTTATTCATTGTTCTCCTTTCGTAGGGCCGGAGGTAAACGTAATGGCAGAATTTATTTTATACAGTTGCAGAACTTTAATCAATAAAAAGAGCCCCACGAAAAGATGAGCAAAAGGAAAAGAGGCAGATTCGTCTCTCTCCCCTATAATAAGCTATGTTTTTTTCGCGAGGCTATTTTATGAAAGCAGACTCATTGAAATTCTTTTTCTGAGCTAGAGCTCTAGTGATACGAAGTTCAATTGGACTTCTGCATTTCAAATGAAAGTACTTAAGTTCTTTGTATGGAGTTGTAAGTCTGTCGATTCTTCCGCTAGCCTGCTTCATCATTTTATATGAGTAGTTCTGAGAATAGAAGACCATCGTATCAGTCTTTATACAATTCCATGCTTCCGACCCAGCATTGTATTGAACAAGGTAAATCCATTTTGAATGATCGAATGGTTCTAGATCATGCCTGTGTCCATTCAGTTCAGCGATTGCTACATCTTCGCCGAAGCCTATGTTTTTTATTATTTCCAATTCATAATCGAAATTGTAGAATACGATAAGTTTGTTATGTTCTTCGAAAATGTTTCGCAATGCTTCAGCTCTACTTTCATCAGCATAGCAAATCTTTCTTAGCTTGTAACATAACTCACTAATGTTTTCTATTGGTTCGTTCTTCTCATAATCCCACCTGTCTTTCATAAGATTCTTATAAGCTTCTTTATCAAATGAGCACCAAACATCTTCGTGATGTTGAACTGCTGGATTTTGATATGGCATGTCTACTAAGACTCTTCGTCTCAATCTGTTTAATCTTTCAGTTCCAATGATTCTTTCAATCTGCGGAAACTTACTGAATCTCGAATATACACAATGCTCTGCTGTGAATTCACTTTTGTTCTTGTAGAATCCATTGGCAATAAACACTGGCATGTAATCCATAAAATTATCGCCAGGAGTTGCCGACAGCAATATCCATTCATTGGACTTTGCAATCTTTAGGAATGCTTTAGTCCAAGCGCCATAGCCAACTACTCGTTGTTCGTCAAAAATAAAGAAGCTGTTTTTAACATCTGCATACTTCTTAATATTGTTCCACGAATCAATAACAACTTTATGATCGTAGATTTTTGTTTTATCGTCTGGTGTTAAGTGAAACCAACTCATGTCCCCAATCCATTCACCGCTATCTCTCTTTTTGGCAGTTGTTATAATATATAAATCTTTTGGATTAACCATTTTAGTCATTGGTTCAACGGTTCCACCATTTCGAATGAAGTAGTACGCGAGTCCGGTAATAGATTTACCAGACCCTGTACCACCACAAAGTATACAGCCGTTATGCATTTTCTTTATTGCACTTCTTTGGTGCGGTTTCAGCTTTAATCCCATACTAATCTAAATCAGCGTATTTTTCGGCGAACTTGTTCTCACGAATTGTAACATACATGGAATCTACATATGCTGTAATTCCGGAACGACCAGACATCTCCCATTCGTAAGGGCGAATTGAAATATCACAATTTACAATGTCAACGACATCGAGCTGCGCTACTGTGTTCTCATCCAGTAAGTTTTTATGATTACCAACAATAAGCCATACCTGAGTGTATCTGTTCATGTTAAGCTTTACAGGGAGCGTCCATTCCTGTTCTGAGGAATCCGCCCCTTCAGGAAGAGGACGTTCTTTGACGTTCCATCCCTCATTGCTTAATTCATCAGCCATTACCGGATCATCGATTACAACACTGAATCCTCTTTTACCAGGATTGTATTTGTCTCTTTCTCCTGAGAAGTTCTTCCAAATAATAAGTGCACCTTCAATATTAATGTTGTTTACGTTTGCCATGATAGACCTTCCTTTCTATGCTGCCATTTCGGCATGTTCATCAATTGCAAATTTTTCAAAGTCAGTAAATTCAGAAATTGTCTCAATTGCTTCATCAGCAAGTTTGTCATAGTAAGACATATCGATCTCATCCTGAATATTGTTTATTAATACATCTTCTGATTCTAACCAACGATATCCCTTTGTTCCAGACGGAGCGAAGTATTTGTCGTCTTTCATGCGGAACAACTGAGCACCGCCGCATCCTTCTTTAACAGGACAGAATCTTCCTACTTTACCAACGAACTTGTAGTCATGTTCTCCTTCAGCGAGATTCTCATTGAAGTCAAGATCCAGTTCACCACCATTGCTAACTGCAATTGTCTGGCACAAGTCATCAAATTCAATCTTCTCGTGAGTGAAGAGTTTCTTCTTTACATATGGCACCGCAAACTGAGTTCCAGTTGCTGTCCATCCTTCACCTTTCTCATATGCAATGTAGACCGCATTGTTAACTAAGCAGATCTTCTCGTACTCAGCTTCGATCTCAAATGTATATCCATATTTCTTTCCAAAGTCATAAATAAACTGCTCAACTTCTGGAGTTGGATTATCAATCTTGATAGAATCTGTTTTGATGTGAACTACGTGAGCCCCAAGTTTCTCAACTTCACCCTTAAGTGTTGCCATAAAGAGTGATCCACGCTTAGCAACAATATTATCAATGTTTCTTTCATCCTTAAATAGATTAGTGAAATGAGCTGAAGTTAATCCATATACAGAATTGATAACAATTTTCAACGCCTTGGCTAACTTATCCAGTTCGTCATTAGCAACATTCACAAATCTAGCAAATGCTCCGCCAAACAGAGTTTTCAGTGCTTCGATGTCACGATGCTTAATTGCAATACGAGCATCAACCAAATCCTTGAATCTAGCAGTATACTTCTTACCAAACAGATTGAGTGCAATTACTGAATGGGGATGCATTGATGCTATATCAAATGTTTTGACATTTCTGTACATTCCAGGATCAGCAATTACTAATCCGCCTTCGTTGAGCTTGATTCCTCGATAAGTCGATACACCGTGATCATATACATAGCCTTCAAACTTATTCATTTCGTTGTATGTTTCATTGCCGTCCATGTCGACAGAGATACCTGTAGAAAGATCGGTGTATATGAATTCTCGCTGTGGGTTCTTGTCTTTACCAAAGATCAGTTTACCAGACAACATGTTGTTCGTGTCGTTTGGACATCCACCAGCAATCTCAGCCAGTACACATCTTGCTTCAAAGTCTGCAATGTTAGCTTCAAATGTTGCTTCTGTTGCAATGACATCGTTGTCGCAGTATTCTGCAACCTTAGGCCACAGCTCTTCTGGTACAGGCTGATCCCAAGGTAAAGCCCATTCCTGATGGTGAATACCTAATTCGATTTCCCACTTCTTTAAGCTCTGTTTCTTAGCACAGAAGTCATAGACATCTGTATAGCTCAGGTTGTATGCTGATCCAAAGAAAGCATTCGGACTCTTAGCAATAATATCTTGTGAGAGCTGGAACAAAGCTTCCAACGAATATCCCATCATTCTTGCATATAGGATGTGGTTATCATATCTTCGACAGTTAAATCCAACAAGTTTCATTTTGAGGAACTCTTCAACCTCAGCTGATGATGGATTGATCATTCTTGTACAAGGCCCAGGTTCACCTCTATATTTCCAGTTAACCAATAACAGGTTTGGGAACACCTCAATATCAAAGAATACAATTCTGTCATCCTTTGGAGAGTCTGCTCCAGCAACATCATCCGAACAATAATGAATCTTTCCAACCTGCTCGAGGCAGTAGTCTGCATGATTTGTACTTGACGCTGCGAATGCTACAATATCATTACGCATGTCTGTTACGTCGTAGTGCTCGCCTGACTCGTATGCATCATCCAGAATCTTTTTGATAAAGTCAACGCTTGGTTTAGTTCCAGGATGACTTTCTTTCCGAAGATTCTTTTTGATCAATGCTCGAATCATCTTCTCGCTAGCAACTACTTTAAAGTCTACCATATTTTCACTCCTTTTCTTTAAAGGTAATCCCGAAGATATAGTAGCAATAGCTAAGGTGTTGCAAGCTGTTACAATTCTTCGCAATGCTCCTTTGCCACTATAAACTTTGATTTCGATATTGTCGCTATATACATTATCAAGTTGCTTCGGGTCACCACTGTAATAGTAATGCAGATGAACTCCTGCACCACTCTTTGAGAACTCAGCATATGTAGGCGGCCATTTTGACGCCGCCTTTAAGTTCAGTTCTTTAGACTTATTGCCATCGGCATCTTTTAGATCAAAGTCAATCACAATCAAGTTCTCTGGAACTCTAACATAATGTAACTTGCTAGTGTCCAGATCTTTAAGAGTGGTTCCAACTCGATCCCACGCTTTTGATGGCGCATCGCCTTTCGCATATTGAGCCGGACAGTTCTTGCACGCTTCGTCTAGAATCGATTTAGTGCTATCCATTTTAAGCCATGACTCTTTGGCCTTATCTGGTGTAAGCTCTTTTTCAGTGAACTTATCTTTCTTGAAGCCTTTGTAATAGCTTCTAACTCTTGTTCCATCATCCAATGTTGCTCTGTCAAGGAATTCTTCAAAGTAATCCTTTAAGTCTTCCCTAAACTTATACATAGGCATCTTATTCGGAAGTCCAGTATTGTCACAGTACTCTTTGTAGAGACTATATGCTGCTTTTAATGTTGTACCATTATCCTGTTCAAAGAACGGATAGCAGCTCTCGACAAAGTTGAAGAATACATCGGTTTTAAACATCATGTCTAATGGCTTATATCCATCATAATAATGCTTACCATATTTCTTATATACTTTCATACAATGATTAGCTATAGCTCCAAGTTCATACTGAACCTGCCCCATGCATTCCTGATAAGTATCTGGATCAAGTAACTCGCCAGTTGGCTTGACATCTATAAGACGTCTAATAATACCCGACTTTGCATCAGTGATTTTGACTGGTCGGTTCGTTCCCATAAACAGCATACTGTTAACTCGCATTGGATACTCTGCTTTATATTTTTCAGAAATGCCAATTTCCTCATGAGCAATTATAGAATTAAGAAGGGTGTTATCTTCAATTCTACTTAAGTCACCGTCGTGCTGTATCATTACCAGCGGATTATCTTTGAACACTGCTGTTGCAAACGATTTTGACGAGTTGGCTAAGTCTTTAGCATTAAATGTTCCGCAATATCCATCAAACAGCATTTGGATAATATTAAGGATTGTTGACTTACCGGTTCCAGCTTCGCCATAGAATACTAAGAACTTCTGAATCTTTTTAGAGTCGCCAGATATTACTGATCCAATGGCCCACTCGATCTTTCGCCGTTCTTCCGAGTCGTACAGTGTTGAGATGATTTTCTCATAGCCTGGTATCTTACCTTCTTTGATGTCATATGGTAAGGTCTTGGAACGATAGTCCTCTTTGCTTGTCTTCTGGTTTAGGAATGTAATATCAGAATCTAACTGTATTGGAGACGATGGGCTAAGCTGGCAATACTTCTTGTACTTTTCCCAGCGTCCATTATCAAAGTCCCTTAAATAGTCCTTTTCAATTTTGCTGGTTGTAGTTTTGCAAACCTTTTCAAACGTTTCATCAACTAAACGATCCACATAATCAATAACATCATATTCATCAGTAGACCATCTGTTCTTCTTCTCATCCCAGATAGCATAGAACGCCTTACCTTTGCATAACAGATTATCGACTTCTTTAGAAACAGCGAACGTCGGGTGAATGACCGTTGCATCCCTAGACTTGACATATGAACTCTTAATTGTTACAAAATTCATACTTTTCCCTTTCCTGACCATTTGGGCACAAAAATGTGCTTTCAAAAACTTTTATATATTTTCATACTTTTCTAAAAAGTTTTTTAAACTATATAAAAAATGGGTTTTTGGCCAATAAGGGCTTAAAATACCCCTAAAAAGCCACTTTTTCACCAATTTTTGAAATTCACTGGTCAAATTTATTTTGCGTTTTCACCCGTTAAAAAGGCATATAATTGGTCAGCAGAAGCCCCTCTAACCACTGAAATCAGTTGCAATTTCCCTTTTTGGTCATTTTTGGCACATTCTCCAGCGACCGATAACCAGCTTTCCTGCTTCCCATCAGACGGATTATACTGCAAAATCAGCAGTTTTCCACCCTCCGAATTAGGTAAAACCTTACTAACATAGTCCTCATTGTTCTTCGTATTTCCCATAATATCTACCTCAACTTTCTTTTATTTCTACCTAAATCGCCTTATTATTTACGATGATATCGTGTATTTTATCGGCCTGATTACCTTTCCAACATGCTACAGCTCGCAATCCAGCGCTTTTGCCATCCTCAATTTTCTCTTTGGCAACAGTAAAGTAGCTAGGACTAGCGCCATCGGAAGGATTGTATTGACATATAAACATCTCAGATTTATCCATATTAGGAATAAATTTCTTCGTATTTCCCATAATATCTACCTCAACTTTCTTTATTTTCTGTATTAACTGCTACTACTTTCTTATAATCGGCACCCGTAGCTAATACCTCTTTACAATCTACGCACCCTATAAAATGCCCGGAACGCTGCTGCACTCCTTCAATCTTATTCTTAGCGTCCCTAATGTCTCTAACCGGATCTGGCATAACCTTACCATCATCAATGGTTGCTCTATTTTTGTATACTCTGGCGTGATCCCAGATTAACTCATTCTTACCAAATGCTTCCGCCAAAATAGTAAGTAGTTTGACATCATTCCTCCGCTGTTTGGAAGTACCCTCAAACGGCTTCCCTGATTCTTTCTCCATTGTTTCAAGGTTCTGTGTAACACGTACCAAGGCTTCCAAAACCATGTCGTGCTGAGCCGCTAAACTGAATCCCATAAATTCTTTCTTTGTCATTCTTCGTCCCTCCCTAAATCTTTAACCCAATCTAATTCACCTGCAGCGAACGCAAAAGCAATAGCGCTGAGAACGTCGATGGCTGAATCAGAGAACGCACCAGCCGGTCCGTTCTTCACTAAATATCTAGTAGCATTTAACACACTACCGCGGCATTCATCGCAAGTAAACATACCTTCTACACACCGCTCTACTTTTACTTTTTTGAGCTCTTCCTCTGTCATTTTCATAACTGTAGGTCTTTTCATTGTAATTACCTCCTTATATATGCTTTTATTGCAATAGACTATAAATGGATCTCTTCCTTATAATTTGCATTGAGATACTCACACATCTGATCCCAGATCTGCATACGTCTCAAGTTCTTTTTAGTTCCTTTGACCCACCATAAACCGCCTTCTCCATCCTGCTCATACTTACGTGCAGCGCATCTTTTGAGGATAGTTTCATCGTCTTCAGAGCAGTCCAGATAAAGGCCAAGCGAGTCGATCATAACGTTAAACCAATGCGGCGTACGGTCTCCAAATTCATCATTGCCCATGATAGAATCTTCGCAACGGATAGCCAAGCCAACCATCATTTCAAGCCATGAACACTGTTTATCAAGTAATGCTTTTCTGACTTCTGGATAGCTATAGCCACACTCGTATGCGAACGTTGAACGAAGATCGACACCGTCTGCAGCTCGGTTAGCGTCAAGTTTATGGGACCATTCAAAGTCGGTTGAGAACAGCCATTTGAACCCCTGAATGTGCTCATTTTTCGCTGGATCAACGGCGATTTTGCTTAAAAGCCACTCGAAATAGTCCATTTTGACCCTATTTTTGTCGATTTTTGTCATTTTTTTCCTTTCTAGACTGTTTTTCAGCCTCTTTTATAGCTTTTTCATACCTGTAGACGCTATGCAATGTGTCTGGATAATATTCTTTTATCATAATGTGACCTCCTCTAGGAATTCATCATAAGTCATGTCCTCGTACTGGATACAGTCGATCTTGATGCCTTCGCGAGCGTTCTTCACGTACAAAGTATCAACCTCGAACTCGCCAAATGAGTCTAAGTTCTCTTCACCAAGAAGCTCGATACCGTCCATAATTTCTTCAGTACCATCCTCTGAGTATACCTTGTTCTCCTTAGGTAAGTAGTTCCATACAACTCTCTTAAGACCATCATCTTCCATATAGTCGGAAGGATCGATGATCACTGGACCAATAGCAGCTCCAACTCTCTTTTCTACGTCAATCTCGTCGATTTTCTCGATATCTGGAGTACGGATCTTGGCATAATTGATCCTTTCGAGCTTTGCATCGGCCTCATCTTTGCCTGTATCTACGCTGGAAATGCTCTTTTCTGTCGCTGTGGAGTACCTTTTCAGTGCTTTTTCGGCATCTTCTTCCAGGTTTTTCTCCATTTCCTTCAGATCTTCGCTCTTTTCTTCGGCTTTTTCCTTGTGTGCAGCCTCATAATCAGCCTTAAACTGGCTAATTTCATTGTCAATGTAGGTCTCACAGGCCTTTTTCATTCCAAAATACATTGCTGTAGCACCACCAGCAGCTCCTAATATAAAACTTAATACTACTTTTCCACTCATTTATTTTTCCTCCTTATTTGGACTAAGATCAACACCTAAGATATACTTCTTTTTAGTGTACGGATTGTCCTGACAATTAAACCTGCATGCTCCCTGATTTCTTACCTGAATATAACATTCATCAAAGTAAGGACATGACCGCTCCTCTTCAGTATATGTACGATCGTCCCTAGATGTATGTTCAAACTCCTGCATAATAACCTCCTTATATTTTGACCATCCACGATATAATCATGGCCGCAGCGAAAAATACAATTATAAGATACGATATAATATCTATGTCATGCTTCTTGAAGATGGTCTTTATAGTGTGTATTATAGCAGCTACAATAGCACCGCCTAAAAGAAATAAGCTTAAAACTCTGAAGAATATAAATATGTATACCATTTTGACCTCCCTAGTCCAATGGAATGAACCATGATACTCCTGAATAGATGAATACGAAGATAATAAAAGCTAATGTAATAGTCAATCCCACATCGTGTTTCTTAAATATCTGTTTTAATGGATTCATAATTCCTACGCCAACAAACCCACACAAAATGAGTATGTTTAAGCCTCTTACAAGGATAATCATACTATTCAACTCTGATCACCGTCCCTGTCTGAGCGTTAACATAATACTTATGGTGCTTGTAAGTTACAAAGTCACCGTCAAATGCACCGCCAGTACTAAAAAGTTTGCGCATGATTTCTAGTTTTCTAAACCAATCGATAATTCTCTTCATTTTAATTCCTCCTATTTTCGAAAAATGAAAGGAGATGCAAACGGGATATGAACCCGCATCTCTGGTATAGGGAAATACCAGTGCACTGCTATTGTGCTATTACGCATCTCTTCTCATTATAACATGTGTTTTTTCTGCGAGTTATTCTGGTTTGTTCATAGGGAAGTTGTCATCCCTAGACATTTTGATCCAGTTGTAGAATCGCTCGAAGCAATTCGGACAAAGATCTATAACTGCTGGCATATCAGTAAGCTTATCACCACTCTGTGTGCTTAACTGGGAAGTTGACGCCGGAAACTTGTTTTCTCCAGCCTTGTTTTTCCACCAGACAGTGATTCCATCATATACAGGGTTCTCCTTTTCACTGTATACATTACCACATAAATCGCATTTACAAATTCCTCTCATTATTTTTTCTCCTCCTTAATACTTTTTACCAAGTCACAGAATCGCTCGAAGCAATCAGGACAAATATCCATAACCTCTGGAACATCTTTCATCGATTCACCATTTGGAGCAACGATATTATATTTTCTGTCCCCGTGCATAGTAGTGTCTGTCTCTTTGTCGAAATACCAGACCATGAGTCCATCATAGTTCTTATTCTCACCTCTGTGATATATCTTACCACAAATATCGCATTTACAAAATCCAATCATTTCGTTTCCTCCTTAACCATTTTAATCCAGTTGCAGAATTTCTCAAAGCAATCTGGACAAATATCTATCATTTCTGGAACATCAGTAATGTATTTGCCTTCTGGAGTACACAGTTTTTTCATCATCACATTGTGGTATATACTACCACACACATCACACATACAATATCCTCCCATTTCAATTACCTCCTTAAAATTCTTTATAGTATTTTGACGTAAGTTTCTTGATTTTCTTAATAAACGTCTTACTTTTGCTGCTTTTAGCATAATTCGTTTTGTTAGTATATTCTTCGAAATCAATGTCATCCTCGCCGCAATAACACCACGTAGAAGTAACATACATAGTGCCATGAACTATTGCCCCGTAAGCATTAGAAGCTGCATAATCAACCTTCCAAGTAATTGTCTTGTAGTCATCAAGAATTCCCAATGCTGCATATACATCGAAATTATCCTTGCTAAGTGTATATTTAACACTACTAATTTTTCTTATTTTGAATGAGTCTGGGTCCCACAGTTCATTATTCTGGAAGACAGCTATTGTGTAAGCTAAATTCTTTTCATCCTTAGTGTATTTAGTTTTGGCATTTACTGGTTGAACCATACCTAAGCAAATAGCAACTGCAAGTAACAAATATAATCCTTTAGTAATTTTCTTCATTTTAATTCCTCCAATTTTTATTCTGATTTTTTATTCTGCTCTTCTTCACGTCTCTGGCGCATGAAGTCATCAAGCTGAACAAGTATTTTTCTTTCAATGGTGTCCCCGATGCCCGGTATGCTTGTTAGCCTGTTATACTTGACCCATCCAGACAGCTCTTTAATATTTTTAGCTCCTCTTTTAACTAAAAATTTTCTAGTTCTAGGAGTAATTGACTGAAGGTATCTAAGATCATACGGATCTTTATAGACCTCTTCGCCACGAAATAATCGTACCTTAGTAATTATCTCGTATATTCGCTGTGTAGAGACATATTCATCCATTGCTATCATACGAACACTATCGCCATTCCGCCAACGTTTAAAGATGGCTAAGTCACGTTCGGTTACGGTCCAATTTCCCATTTTTCTCTTTTTGTCGCACATAGAAGTACCCTCCTTTTTAATTGATTACTTTCTTTATAGCAATATCAATCGTATTCTGTATTGGTGTAGCAGTATCTTTAGCCTTTTCAAGATCGCTCTTTGTTACAGAGATGCTGAAGACCAAGTTATTTTTGCTGGATTCGAAATGAATTCCTACGGCTGTCATATAAACCTCTAATTCGACGCCTGTTTCTGATTTAATAGAATTTAGATCTTTATAGACGGCAGCAACAGAATCAAACATATTTGTTACTATGTCATGCTCTACACTATCATCTTTAGAGAAGTTAATTTCAGCACTGTTGGTCGTGACGTCAACCTCTGCTATCGGGACAGACTCAGACTTAATTGTTTTGATGTAATTGTAGATCTCTACTAAATGCTTGGCTACATTTCTTGTGCCGCATTCTTTTTGATCCTCATCGAGTTTGAACATCAAGAACAGGCTCATACTCTCAGGTTCCTTGTATAACCCTACATCGTTGATGCCATAGATCTTAGACTTTAAATCTTTGATTCCGAATATTTCCAGGATTTCTTTTTCTGCATCGATTCCCAAACGATCTAAGAGCTCAAACCATATCATATTGCCCGTTAAAACTCCATAGTTGCTTTTTACAAGCTCATTCAGTCTGTCCACCAGCACAGCAACAGAAGTTTTTCTATATATTACTAAGTCAGTTCTTAAACAAACTTCTTTCATTTTGACTCCTCCTTTAATCCATCATTTTCTTTATAGCATCATTAAGCGTATTATCTATTACCATTGTGATGTCTACTGCTTCATCGAGCTCGAATTTCGGTATCATGATACGGTATACAAGATGGCCCTTAGAAGACTCAATGTTTATGCCATCAGTTGTGATAGTAGCAGCTATTTTGACACCTGTCTGTTCCTGAAGTGAATTCAGTTTTGCATAGATTTTTGCAAATGCTTCAGCTTCTAACTCTACGTCGGCGTCGAAGTCTCCTTCGTTTTCAACATTGAACTGGAATAGTAAGTGATCGTTTCTAGGATCTTTATATAAGTCTACTGATTTGATACCATATATTTTGTCCCCTAAATCATGAATACCGAAAGCCTCTAAGATCTCTAATTCAGCCTCAATATTCAAGCCGTGAAACATTTTGTTCCATATCATGTTGCCAGATAAAACACCATCGGTGCTACTAATAAGTATCTTAAATCTTTTGAGCACTGCGCTAACAGCATCTCTTTTGCACATGGCTAAGTTACACTTTAAGTAAATCTTTTTCATTTTTCTTCTCCTTTCTTACAAACAGATTTGCCAGGCATTTACTGCACAGACTTCGTGCTGGTATACCTTGAAACCATTCTAACTCTGTGAGTTCATTTGGATCGCATTCCTCACCGCATCCATCACATCTATACATTTTTGTCTCCGTTCCTAAACTTGTATCCTGAGTTGCTAAACGAACCAGCGCCATAAATTTTGTCTAGCATCTGTTTAATCTGCTCAGCTGTCATTTTTGGATTGTCAGTGTCAAAGTATCCAGTAGGTCTTCCAATGTAGGCTATAACTGGTTTTCCTTTGAACTTGAGCTGGCCATCCATAGTCAGACTTGTGTTGTATTCATAAACCGCATGATCCTGGAAATAATCAATAGCAGCATCCATATCATCATGACTAACAACAATACAGTCTGCGTCTGGATAATGATTATATGCCGTAGCAATGTTAATCGAAGCAGTTGCTATACCTGTTATTTTACGATTTGTTCTATTCATTTTGACTCCTTCCTACGGTCCTAGACCGCCCTTAGTAGCACCACTGCTGCCAAGGGTAATCTAATACACCGTCTCTAAACATTATTTGTTCATCGATTCATCTCGGTGATACTTCTCCGTAGATGCAACCATCACAATTGAAATCGATCAGTAATACTCTCTCATTTTCACCGGTCTCCTCGTTCGGGATCATAACCCACTTGGTAAGGAATGTTACATTGTTGTCATACTTACCGTACTCTGGGTCTTTCTGACTACGATATTTCCATCCGTGAGTCAGACCAATGTCAGTAGGCTTTAAACCGATCATACGGTATACATCATTCAGTGTAAGGATGCCTTCACATTTTAACCGGGTATCTGCTTCCTTCTCACGCTGAGCGAGCATAAATTCATTCTGCGGATTGTCATTGAACCATTCAGTAGAGTTCTCTTTTGTGAAGAGTCGTGCGTACGGTGAGCCGCCGAAGTTTCTGATAATCTCCTGCTCTTCAGTTACTTTCTTTTTCTCACCTGTCTCTGGGTCTGTCTCAGTCTTCTTGACTGTCTTCTTCTCTGAACCGTACAGCATTTCCTTGTCAACTTCTTCACCATACTTGTTAATTACATTTTGACGGTATGTCTGGTAAGCCTTAGCGATTGCTGCACAAGATGCTGCTAATGCTGCCTGACGCTGCTTCATAATGTGATGAGATCCGAGAATAAGACCAATAGATACTGCTTCAAGAATGACAGGTCCTGCATAGAGCTTAATATACTCCAGTGCTGTCTTACGCTTTAAGAGAACCATGTCATTGGTTGCGTCTTCTCTTGTGTAAGCCTGATCAAGAGATTCTGGATCTTCTTCATACTTTGCTGCTGTCTCTACAATCTTCTGCTTTGTTGCTTCCTCATTACTCTTTACTGCTGCCACTTTAAGAGTAGCTTTCTGTGTCATGATCAGAGCTCCAATGCCTACTCCAATACCTGCAAATAACATGATCTCCGGAGAGTTCATTTTGGTCCAGGCCTTAGTATGACCTACTACTGTTGATAAACTTGTTACTGCTGTGTCTAATGCTTTCATTTATTTGTCCTCCTTATTTTAGAAATATGCATACCATTCTTCGCCATTTAAACGATCATCATCATTCTCTGCTGACTCTAATATCTTATGAGTGTAGACGAAATCCAAAATATACTTTCCGTCTTCGGTGCGCGGTTTGAATCTTGAAAAGAGATCCTTCCACGGAAGCTTAACAATAAAAGTATCTGTGTCCTCAGGAATAATGAAATTCGCATCAGCGAGAATATCGCGAATAGAAAATGTCTTTTTGCCAAGCTTATTAAAGAAGTTTGCAATGAACATATCTCTAACCAGTTCGCTGGTAAATACAATTGATGTACATGTTCCAGCATACATATTCATAGAATAGTATACTTCTGCATGTCCTGAAATCTTTGACTCATAGATAACACATGGACCATGATCAGTCTTGATATTCTTTGATGTCTCAGTACTGGAATCTTTGTAATAGAACACTAATGCATACTTTCTATCTTTTTTAGTTAATGCAAAGCTTGTAAAGATGTCCTTCCACTGTACTTTTTCTGAAAAGCAATCAGTTTCTTCTGGCAGAGGTATAGAGATATCTGATAAAACATCTCTGATAGAAAACGGCTTGTATGTAGCACTGGTAAGCTTTTTAAAGAAGCTATTAGAGAATCGTTTTCTAGCAGCTCTACTGTTAAACAGAATTGTTGTGCACATACCTGGATGCATGTTTGCAGAATAGAACACGTCGACAGAACCAAGATCATTCGATTCATAGACAATTCGCGAATCCGGCGCTTTATAGTTGAATATCAATTCATACTTACCGTCATCTTCGTTAATAGAGAAACTATCAAGAACTCTGTCCCAGTACACAAGATCATCCCAATTATTCCATTTGTTTCTTTTTGTGAACTTGAATTTCATCTCTAATGAAACATCTGCAATAGAAAACTCGGTATATCCTTCGCTAATTATATCGTAAAGTACACTCTCGAATTCTTCTGCAGCGTCCTTCGTTTCAAAGATTAACTTTGTAGGCATTCCGTTAGGATTCGTTCCTGCGAATATCCATACGCGTCCGTATTCGTTCGAATACCATGTATCCCACAGTTTCTCTGCTGCATCGCATACTGCGTCCATATCTGTGATCAGATAGTCCAGATAATTCCGAGCTTTCTTCAGATCCTCGACTCCATTTTTCTTCTGGAATCTAAGCAGATACTTTAAAGTATTCCATAACATTGCAGCCCGCTTTCCTGGCAGGTCCTTGACTACATCATTCAGAATATCAATAGCTTCAACACCTGCAATATTCTGATAATGCTCTGGATGATTTATATTGTCTGACATTTTCTATTCCTCCTTATGCTCTCTGCATTTTAATTGAAATAACCGTAAGATCCTTTCCACACTGTGGGCACAATACATAATACTCAAATAATTTTGGAAGTTTTTGTAATACTTGGCGCGCATATCCATCAGGTGTCTTGTGTGGACGACTCTGAATATCTTCTTTCTCATAAGAGAACTTACAACCGCAGCTATTGCATTCGGCCACGGTTTTAGTTCCTGGTTCAATAATTTTGATCATTTCTATTCCTCCTTGTTTACTTTGTGCTGCTTACCACAACGTGGACATTCGATGTAAGATATAACCGCCTGCAATTTTCCCATACCATAAAGCTTGTCTTTTTTAATATCTTTTTCATCATAAGAGAATCTGCATCCACAGTTTTCACACTCACCGATTGTCTTGGTTCCACGCTCAATAACTTTAATCATTAGTCAAGCTCCTCCAATCTTGGCATCTCTAATACGTATCCGCCATTTCTAGACTTTCTGATATGTGCTCCGCCAAGCTCATACCATCCGTAACGGAAGTCGTTTGCCTGCGTAGGAATATCAAGTGATTCGAATACATCACCGACTGATACTGAATCGTACTTGTCAAGATACTCAGTCAAAGTATCCAGTAATGTGTCTGCATCTGCTCTGCTATCGAATATAAGATTATCCATTTCGTATCTAGCCCTACCTCGAGGAGCCGATCTACGTCTACTGCGGCTGTCGAATCTATCATCGTATGGTATTCTCTCGATACTTGTACGACTAATGTTGCTACGTCCACGTGATCTGCGTCTGGTATCACCGTAGAATGCCATATTGATAGCACCTTCAACCATATCGACAAATGTATCTTTTAATGCTGGAATAAGCACATCATTGAAGATATATGATCCAACACCTCCTGATTCATCGCTTAAGAACGTCTCTCCGAATTTCTGACTCAGGGATTTTTTCTGAGTTGTTACCCTGTTCTTTACTACTTTTTCAATCTTCTGACGCTCTTCAGCTTTAGTAGGCTTTCTCTTTGTAGCCTTAGCGCCAGTTGTGATTGAGTTACTTTCAAGTCTTTCCATTTTGACTCCTTTCTTAAACAAAAAGTCTAAGACCATGTTTCCATGATCCCAGACCCAAGATTCCAAACCTTTTAATTCTTACTTTTTTGTGTCTTCTTCGTCACAATCATCATCCAGCTCTGGATCTTCATCCTCTGCTTCACGATAATCTGCGTCCTTCGAATCCTTCAGTCTCTTCAGGTCGGCTTTCTTTTCCTTAGCTTTCTCGACCAGCTTCATGCCTCCCTTAATTGCTGCTTTACCCAGCGTATAAGTTCCGACAGCTGCCAGAGCAATTAAGCCAATTCCAAGTGTACCTAATGAATCGTCTTTAGTCTCCTCAGTTACAGGCGTCGTAGAAACAACGTCCTCTGATACCATAACCTCTGTGTTCTCGTTCTGTAATTCTGACATAATTTTGTCCTCCTTAAAATTTTTTTGTATATCTCTCATTATAGAATATGATTTTTTTGCGAGCCTACATTATCTCACGATAATCAAATCTTGGGTTTGCAAAATATCCAACAGTCAGGCATGGCTTCCCGTTTCGTAACGTCGAGTCGAACTGAACATCCAGATAAGTGTCAGGAGTCCATCCTACATCATCACCAACTTCCACATGGTTTGCGTCTACTTCGTCGTAGAATTCATTCAGAGATATAAACATTTCTCCAGAGAGGAATCGATCTTTGATCCTGCTAACCGCCTGCAATACATCATTTCTTGTTGAGTAGAATACGTTGCCGGTGAACAGATCAATACAAACTTCTTTTCCGTCAGGAGCACCTTCAAACTTAGATTCTGGGATCTCCTTTACCTGCTCGTCTCTAGCAGCCTTGGTAGCTTTGGCATCAGTCTTCGGGGATACCTTGGCTACGTTTCTACGGTATCTGTCGTACGCATTTGCTGTAAACTCATACATTGCTGTCATGGCAGTAAGTCTAGCTGTGCTGATCTTATACGATCCAACGAATGCCGAGATACTTAATGCTCCCAAAATTACTGTAGGGACATAGCACTTCCAGCAAGACTTTACAATCTGCTTAGGTCCAAGTTCTTCAAATCTATAAGCCATATCGGATTTTGCTACAGACATTGGGAGTTCCTCGTATTCAATCTCTCCCCTTTCATACCTGTTCGCAATCTCGTCATCCATTTTGTCGATTGCTAATGGTGTAGCTTTGACCGCACTTATTACAGTAGCAGCCAGCCCTCCAATTCCAGCGATCATAAGAAGCATAGGCGCATTCTTATCGGCAACTACTGGAATCTTGTTTGCCTCCTTGATTAAGTTGTTTAAAAAGCTCATTTTGTTTTCTCCTTTCTTATATCATGCTTGACTGATACTCTAAATCTTTGAACCAGCCTTTGGCTTCTCGTTTCTCTGTTTTTGTTGCCATAAATAATCCATGCGGTAAGTCGAGATATCTTATATAATATCCTTCGCTATTTTCAAACGGTACTAACTGAATATCAATCCATTCGTCAGTCTTATCATTTTCATCCATATCAATCTTAGACCAACCAACGATGTCTCCAAAACATGTCGGATTTAAATCAAGATCATATCTAAACTGATTCAAAGTCACTGTCTGATTTGGATTCATGACTAATTTCCTATTTAGTTTTAGTATAGCAGATTCTACTGTTGCTTTATCGGCATAGAATCCTTGGTCTGTCAGGCTGTCAATGAAGAATATCAATCCAGTAGTATCTACGAATTTTGATTCCTGCTCAGATACTGTTTTCGTTATTGGTGTTCTGCTTGCCTTCCAAATATCTTCTTCTTTTTCTTTACCTACCTCGTGTACTACTTCGTCTCTATATCTTTTAAAGTTCGCCTGTAAAAGACTCATAGCACCTGCTAATGCAGCGAGCTGTTTCTTATTTAAGAAGTTTGATCCAAAGATGCACCCTATTGTAGCAGCGCCAACTACAATAGACGGAGCATAAATCGGAGCTACAACCTTTACTTCTTCAATAAACGTAAGCTCTCTATGCTTCTTTTTCTCGACCTCATCGATTTTAAGTGTCGCCTTTATAGATGCCTTATTAGTAAGCATATTAGATACGACTACGCCTATAGCCGCACCTATAGACAAGATAGTAGGCATGTTTCTTTTAATAAAATATCCCACCTGTTCAGTGTTCATTTTGACTCCTTTCTAGAAAAGCTTAAAGGCCATGTTTCCATAGCCTTTAGC